AAAATCCTGTGGCCATTGCGGCCGTGCGGGTTCAATTCCCGCCTCGAGTACAATTTGAAAATCAAGGTGTTAGATTAGATTCTAACACCTTTTTTGTTGTTCTTACTCTACCTGATTAGGTAACAAAAAGCACACTTTTGTGCCCAAAAGAGGGGTATTCCAGTAGAAATCCAGTAGAAATTTTTCAAGGTTTTTGAAACAATTCATAAAAAATGACGTTCAAAATTAGGTCTAAAGGCTATTTTTAGCCCATTTAATAGTTAAAAAATCATAAATATCATGGAATTAAGTGTAGTGCTAAGAGACGTTTCAGGGAAAACAGGGAAAGGGAATATTAAAATTAAGATTAAGAAAAAAGGAGAAGATCCCACCTTTATTCCAACTACCTATTATATCGAACCCGCTTTTTTTGACCCTGATAATGGGATAATAAAGAAGGAATTCCAAGAAGCAGCAAAATGGAATTCAGATCTATTTGCTCAAAAAAGCAGATACGAGACTTATTATAAAGAACTCGGTGATTCGGTAAAAAATGCATCCGTCAAAACCTTAAAGCAGTTATTTGTTACCTACGACAATATCAATTCTAAATCCCAAGAACCTCTAAAATCTGTATCTGATTTCATTGGGGTTATCTCAAAGCAAATAGAAGACCTTAAAAATGAAGAAGCACCCGAAGAATTAAAAAGAAGCGGATATGCTTCTACCTTTGAAGGAACAAAAAACCTTATGATTGAATTTTTCAAATCCGAAATTATTCATTTCCAAAGTATAGACAGGAACGCTCTTATCCAGTTAAAGGCGTATTTCTTAAAGTACAAAGGCAAGGAAGTAACCTTTAATAAGCATCTCCGGAATATAAAGAGAATCTTTAATATTGCAATTGGAGACGGTTTGATAAGTGCCGACTTATACCCTTTCCGAAATTTCAAAATACCTTCGGATTATGACACGGAAATAAGGTGTATTGAAGCAGGTGTATTGAAACAGATTTACGATACAACGGGAATAGGGAGAGATTTTCTATTCTTGTCGTTCTTTCTGTGCGGTATGAACATGAAAGATATATTTTATATGCCATATTTTGAGAGGGGAATAGATGTAAAAAGGCTAAAGACATTCAGAAAAGCCGGTAATAAAGTAAAGCTAAAACTTACACTTCAACCGGAAATAATAGAGATTATTAATCGATATGCGGATTCATCAAAAACGAGATTGATAAAAACGTTATATACGGACCGTGCAACGCTTTTACGCATAGTAAACGAAAGCATCAGAGAATCAATAGACAAAATAAATAACAAGCGCGATTCGAAGGATAAAATACAATACTTTACCTTTGCCTATGCCCGCCATTCGTGGGCGACTATTGCAGGTAAACTCAGAATACCAGACGAAACAATAGACAAAGCACAAATGCGGTCGTCGCAAAAAGTTATTGAGAAATACCGTGAATATGACTACACACAAGTAGACGAAGCAAATAGAAAAGTAATAGACTATGTATTATATAAAAAGACCGGGGAATAGTCCCGGTCCTTTAAACTCTGTATTCATAACTTTATTTTTTTATGTCCTCAAAAACTTACGTCTATCCCTCAAAAACTTACGTCTATCCCTCAAAAACTTATATTCTTTTAATGGGACTAGGTAGAATTGAAACACAACGATACCGTTTGGTTGTCGCAAGCGCAGATTGCTTTTAAATTCATCATTTTTTTAGGTTTTTAAATTCATTATAAACTTGATTCAGATCAAACTGTTTAAGACAGTTTGCATCCTGTCCCTCATATTCACCGTAAACTCCAAATACAACCCCTTTGTAGAGCATAAAAGTAACATTAAAGTTATTTTCTCCATTACTTTCGAAATTTTCCACTTCGGTAGCTTCTGCCATTTTTAGTAGGTCTTCATCCTTATCCTGGACAAACGCCCGTTTGTCAATGCCTAAGTCCTGATACATGTTCCCTGGGAACATGGTGTAGTTTTCCAAAATTTCAGCAACCTTATTACTAATTTCTATTTTTTCGTTGTTTACGAAAACTGCCTTACCTGTTTTGTAGTTATAAATTTTCATAGCCTTATTTTTATTTAAATCATGTGTTATTATTTCGATACAAATATAACATATATATTAATATTATACAAGAAAAAACAAAAATATTTTTCACTTATATGCTGAAAAATATGAAATTCTTTCCATATATACATTATTTATCTATCTTTGTCGATAATATTAAATATAACATATATGCTAAGAGTAAAAGAGATTGCAAAGGAGAAAGGAATAACCATGCAGGTGTTAGCCAAACGGATGGGAATAACACAGCCTGGTTTATCTATGCTGCTAAACCGGAATCTTACATTACAAAAGTTATGCGAAATAGCTAAGGCTTTAGATGTCCCGGTTTCTGAGTTATTTAAAGAGAAAGAAAGTAGTAGTGTCCGTATTACCTGTCCGCACTGCGGGAAATCTGTAACTTTAAAAGTAGAATAGCTGGGCTTAACCTCGCTATTCTACTTCGTCCCCCTCTTTTGTAAAGGTCTCCATTTGCTCCAGCTTTTCCCGGATGGCGATGTTTACGAATCTATTTTTATTTAAATCCTTGATCTTTTCTAGTAGTTCCGTTTCTATCCGGAAGCTTGCAGGCACTTTTGTTGGCCCTTTTTTCCTTCCCGATCCTGGCCTCGCACCTCCGTGATTGTTATTTTTTGTTTGCATTCCTTATTTATCTATCTTTTCGTAAATTACTGTACCATTTTTAAATTCTTTGTATATATCTCTTATTTCATCTAAATCTCTATGCATAAATTTCATTCTATCTTTTTCAAATAAAATAAATTTCCGAGGATGTTTATTGTTAGTATTTATATAATCAGATTTTATAAAACCCATTTTTTCGAGTGCATCCCCTATGTACTCCATTTTTTTATTATGTGTAAAAAATCCTGAATTTACTATATCCCATTCATCTTCTTGATCCGCCCATAAAAAGCCATTTTCTATAAGCCTGTTGAAAATTTCATACTCGAAGTCCTCTACTTCAAATTTATAGCTATTGTATTCGATAATCTTTTTCATAGTTATTATACTTCAATTTTTGAATTTCACGTTACTTAAAATTCATCCCCAAATAATTCGGCAGGAAATTCCTCTTCAAAACAAAAATTATCGTAAAAATCTTCTCTAAAGGATTCAGTAGGATCATCCGGCTTTTCTTCGCCCTCCCAGAATTCCCGGGTTACATCGTCGCTCCACGTTTCCCACGCTTCGTACAACATATCTGTGTATTTGTCGAAGATTTTGCATTGTTCTATATTCATACCAAAATTGTTTTCTCTTCTACAGATGTCCTTAATTTGTTCTAAAGTTTTCATATTTTTAAATTTTAAATTATTATTTATTCATTTTCTTCGATACAAAGATAAGACATTGTTTTGAATTATGCAATACTTTTTTCAAAATGTTTTCCATGAAATGCGTTATTTGGATTTATTATAAATAATCGCTATTTTTGTTTTGTTGTTATGTAGCAACACACATTAATCTGAACGGCGGACATGAAACAAAAAGTAATTCATGATAAAGTTGATATTTCTTTAGTCTTGCCTAATGAGGGACAGATAAACGATGTACCGCAAAATCCGAGGCACATTGACAAAGAGAAATTCAAGAAACTATGCAAATCCATAAAGGCTCTTCCCGAACTGACAGAAGCCCGTGAAATCATCGTCTACCCTCTCAACGGAAATTATATTGCCTTGGGTGGTAATATGCGCCTAAATGCTTATTCTGAATTAGGATGGGAAAAAGTGCCTGTATGTATTCTTCCAGAGGACATGCCTACAAAGAAACTCCGTGAAATAGTGATTCAAGATAACAATTCATTCGGTGAAACTGATTGGGATATGATAGCCAATGAATGGGATGTAGAAGAGTTGGACGATTGGGGATTTGACGTGTGGCAGGAGCCGAAGAAAAAAAGCAAAGATCCGAAAAAGGATGAGGAAGAAGAGGATGAAAATGCCGGTTACTATGCGATGATGTTGGGCGATCGGATTTATGACAGCAATAATGAATTTGACATACCCAACCTAAAGATTGACGGACAGCCCAAAAGCGGTCTTCTTTTGCCTTTCTCTGGATGGGGAAGTGATAAAAGAGCGAAGAAAGGCATATCCACCTATCATTTTTATGTGGAAGATTATCGGTTTGAAGCGATATGGAAGAATCCTAACGAGGTACTGAATAGCGGATGTACGGATTTGGTAGAGCCCAACTTGTCTCTATTCGATACAACCCCTATCGCCTACGGTTTACAACAAATATATAAAAAGAGGTGGATTGCCAGATATTGGCAAGAATGCGGAGCCAATATTTATGTCGACCTGAACGTATCGAGGAAATTTCAGAAGTACAACCGTCTCGGCATCCCTAACGGATATAACGCATTCTTCACACGAGGATATGCCGACAGACAAGAATATTTGAAAGAAGAAATCCAAATCACCCGTGAAATATCAGGGAAAGATAATCCTAACATGATGGTTTACGGCGGAGGAGATAAGATAAAAGAGCTTTGCATACAGAATAATGTGCTGTATGTGGAGCAGTTTATGGCTAACAGAGTTAAATCAATAAAGAAAGGAGGAAAAAATGGCTAAAACAAGCGGAGGAGTTAGAAGTAGTAGTTCATCAAGTAGCAGAGGGAAAACAATAAAACAAAGGGAAGGATTTAAAACATATAATACAAAAGATGGAATTATTGAGGTCCCAGAACTTCATATAGACATTCATGGTAAACCTGTTGGTACTATAGAATGGAAATTATGGGAAAAAAACGACAAAAAAAGACTGTACGGAAAGGTATATTATCCTCATTCAAAGCCTGTTGATATTGGATACTACGACTTAAAAAATAATAGATCTTTTTTAAGTAGTCGTCCCGTTGCTGTTGCAAGGTCAGTAGGAATGGATATTAAGATATATAAAAAAGCAAAGAGATGACAATAAAGAAATAAACTACGGCAAAGATATCTAGAGCCCTCACCGATAGCACAATAACACAATTACTGTCCAACAAGGACATCCCGACCCGTGCTTCTAGATGAATAATTATTGAAAACGGCGAAAAAACGGCGAAAAATGGCAAAATTTGAGAAAGGAAATAAAAAAGGATATAAAACACTTTTTACAAGTGACAATCAGCCTGTAAATCGTGGCAGAAAACCCAAGCTATACACCATCGCCAAAAAGAAATACAACATATCCCACGAGGAATATAAAGATGTTATTGCCTATCTGATGCAATGCACCAAGAAAGAGATAAATAGCATCGCAGAAGATGAAAACACGCCTATTTGGATTGTAAACGTGTGCCGGGCATTATACAAAGATTCCGGACGTGGAGAGGTCAAGACCTTAAACGACATCACAGAACGCATATTTGGAAAGATTCCAAATACAACAGAGATAACCGGTAAGGACGGGAAAGACTTAATCCCCAAAATCGACATTGAGATTATCGACAAAAGGGAGGATGTAGAACATGAAGATACAGACTACTAAAATATTCTCCATTGTTGATAATGCCATTAATCAGTTTGATATTGTAGATGGGCAGAAAAAGCGCAAATATACCACGATATCGGCGCAAGGCTCTAGCCGTTCGAGTAAGACATACAACATTCTTATAAGACTTATCACCTATTTATTACAGAATCCTGGTTTAAGATTATCTATCGTCAGAAAGACGTTGCCGGCATTAAAGGCGACCGTATTTGTGGATTTCAAGGAGATAATGCGGAACATGGGAATATATGATGAGAAAGGATGTATGAACAAGACAGACTTCATCTATACATTCCCAAACGGTTCATGGATTGATTTTTTCTCTACAGATGATGAGCAGAAGATAAGAGGGCGTAAGCGCGACATATTATTCGTGAATGAGGCTAACGAAATATCATTTATTGAATGGCAGCAGCTTAAAATGAGAACGACAAAGTTTGCCGTTATTGATTATAACCCGTCTTTTTCCGATGATCACTGGCTTTGTGAAATCAATAGAGACCCGCGCACCTATCATTTTATAACTACATACAAGGACAACCCATTTCTTGAGCAAACAATCGTTGACGAAATAGAGAGTTTGAAATATAAAAATGAATCCCTATGGCGGGTTTATGGGCTTGGATTGCAATGTCAGGTCGAAGGGCTTGTTTTCCCTAAATACACGTTAGTTGATTCAATACCGGATTATTGCAAGAAGCGCGGATACGCTAACGACTTTGGATATACTCATGACCCTACAGCTATAGTGAATGTTGGTTTGCTTGACAATAAGCTATACATAGATGAAATATGCTATAAGACGCACATGTTAGCCGGCGACATAATAGAAGAGTTCAAAGGCGTGCCGAAGATGAGAGTTATTTCCGAAAGTGCAGACCCTCGACTGATTCAAGAAATATATAATGCTGGAATAAACATCTATCCTGTTGAGAAGTTTAAAGGTAGTGTGATGGCCGGCATTCAAAAAATGCAAGAATACGAGATATGTATTACTCGCAGAAGTTCGAATGTGATAAAGGAGTTTAATAATTATACCTACTTGCAAGACAAGGCTGGGAAATGGCTAAATGAACCGATTGACAAGTTCAACCATGCCATTGACGCAGTAAGATATTGGGTGCTTGCTGAAATATTAGGACATATTTACGACCGGAAAGTATTTTACGACAAAGATGAGTTTGATATTGATATATTATAACTGAAAATCACTATATTTGCATTGTCTTGTGATGTTACAAGGTACCCAAAACAGAACGGCGAGCCATGAATTTATTATCTACTTTTTTCAATTCGGCATCAAACACTATTCAGAATGCTATAGGGATTAATCGGACTGTTGAAGAATTGATCCGGGATAGGGACATTTCAAAGGTCATTTCTTTGTTACAAAACAGGGACGAAGAGGTAAACGAGGCTATTTTAGAGTACAATCCGGATACGCATAAGATTATGCGTAAACAAGACAAAATTAGAATCGGGAGACCTCCTAAAGTCCTCGCAAAACTATCAGCTCCCTATCAGCAAATCATCAATGAAATAGAACTGACATTCATGTATGGGAACCCTCCGACATGGCAGCAGGATTCAGACGGAGCGGATAGAGCTTTCCAAGTTTATTCCGATGTACTGAAAAACACGCGATGGAACACCACACAGAGGGAGTTTAAGAGATTAGCCGGCGCGGAAACAGAGGCGGCAAAATTGTACTATGTTTACAAAAATGATGCTGGAGAGAAAAAGGTTGGTGTTAAAGTCCTCGCAAAAAGCAAAGGGGATGAATTAAGGCCGCTCTTCGACCAATACGACAACATGCTTTCTTTCGGGCATGGATATTACCTGTTGGAGGGGGTAAAAACGGTTTACCACTTCGATATATACTACCCGACTATTATTTACCGATGCAAAAAAACAAATGGAGCTTGGGAAGTTATAGCAGAAAAAAACGATATAGGGAAAATCCCTGTTATATATGTCACACAAAACAAGGCTTGGTACGGCATTCAGCCTTTAATAGATAGAATTGAGGCTCTCCGTTCGCGTGTTTCCGATGTAAACGATTATGTTGCCGACCCGATACTAGTTATGTCTGCTGACGTTGCCGAATCTTTAAAGAGCAAAAAAGACACGGCAGGATTGCCGGACACTGAAAAAGCAGGAGGCGGTAAAGTGGTCGGCGTACCGAGCAAAGACAGCAAATTTGACTATCTTTCCGTAGATACGGCTGTCGATTTGAAAAGAGAAGAGATTAAAGACCTCGAAAAGTGTATCTATATGCTATCTATGACGCCGGACTTATCATTTGACGCACTTGTAGCAGCAGGCGCACCGACAGGCAGGGCGTTAAAAAGGGCTATGGCATTAGGCTACATGAAGAGGGCGAAGAATATGGAGATATACTACATTGCACATGAGCGAGAAGCAAGCATTATAAAGGCGATTATCGGGAATGTGCTTGACGTATCTTTAAAGTCAGAAGTTGAAAATCTTTCGGTTTCATGCCAGCTTGCCGAACCATTTCAGGACGATGTAAGCGAAAAGATAGCAGACATTATAAATCTTTATAGCTCTGAATTGATAAGCCGGGAAACCGCACTTACGTTGATTGACTATATCAACGACCCGAGCGTCGAGCTTGACAAGATCCTGACAGAATTAAAGGAAAGACGCGAGCAACAGATAGAAACACAAGGCTCTTTGTTAGGAGAATTTCAACGGGCCCCAAAAAATGAAGAAGAAGAGGAGTAATTTATACCGGTTTTGGCTTCATATCCTTTCCGTGTTCAGAAATTCGTATCTTGAAGACTATCCAGATGGCAAAACAAAGAGAAGAGAAAGAAGAAAGAAAAGATGAAGACAGACGATTTAACACTCGAGCAGTTATATAACCTGTTGCTCGAATTAGACGCCCAAACGGCATCCCGCTTGAAGCGTTTGTATTCCGAATTTTCAAGCGAGATAGCAAATATTCCGGGTATTAAATCGTATCTATCCGGTAAAAAGTTGAAATCTTTCTCTGATATTAACGGAATAAAAGGCATCGACGGGAAAATAGACAAACTTATCGATGAAATATACTCTATTGTCACATCGGCCCAAGAAACGGCATGGAGAATTGGTGAAAAAGTCACGGAAACGCTTGTATTAAGCAAGATTTCTACAGAATTAGCCGATAATTTGCGGAAATCCGGATTGTTTAAGCACCGGAATAAGGCGATGGATGCTTTTAAATTCAATAAAGATAAATTTGACATATCCACAAGAGTATGGAAAGACGGGATAAAGGCACAAATTGAAGAATCCGTACAACTTGCCGTGTCAAACGGAGAATCGGCGCAAAAATTAAGCAAAGATTTAAGGGAATATCTACAAGAACCGAAAAAGCTATTCCGCCGCGTAAGAGACAAGGAAACCGGAGAATTGAAGCTAAGCAAAGCGGCGAAGCAATATCACCCCGGGCAAGGCGTATATCGGTCTTCCTACATGAACGCAAGAAGACTTGCAGCAACAGAAATAAACAATTCTTACCGGATGGCTGAATGGGAAAGTTATCAAAACAATCCAGTAATTGTAGGCTTTCAAATCAGATTATCGAACAACCACACGCTAAAGAACCCGAAAACAGGAAAGCCGGAGCCATTTATTGATATATGCGACTATGCACAAGGCAGGTACCCAAAAGATTTCGTATGGTACGGATGGCATCCGCATTGCCGATGTATCATGACGCCGATATTCGCTACACAAGAAGACATTGCCGCTATGACGCAAGCGATATTAGACGGCAAAGAACCGACAACGGTAAAACCAAAGATGATAACCGACATACCAGATAAGTTCATCAAATGGTCACAAACTCATAAAAAACAAATATCGGGATGGAGTGCCCTACCCTACTACGTCACAAATAATCCTAAATATGCGGAAAAGTATTTCATTTATCCAAAGGTGTTCAAAGATTTGTAATTTTTATTTGGATTAAATAAAAATAATGTGTACATTTGCAATACTATCAGGTGTATGATGATGTACACTGCCCATTAAAATAACGGAATTACTAACAGAAAAGGCAAGCGCCTGATAGTTGTATTTATACTATCGGGCGTTTGCCTTTTTTTATTCATCACGAATGAAAACAAAAATCCTATCTAAGCTAAAAACTAAGTATTCAAATTTAGGGTTTGGCGAAAAGGCTTTTGACGGAGTGGCCGATTACTTATCTAAAACCGTCACAGAAGAATCACAAATCGAGGCGGCAATCGCGGGGGTTGAACCCCTGTTGAAAGCATTTCAGGGCGATGTAGACAAGATAAGGACGGAGAAATCCGAACTCCAAAAGCAGTACGACGAACTGAAAGCCAAGCAGGACAAAGGGGGCGATCCTGAAAAGAAAGAAGAACCCAAACCGGACGATATGAAAGCCATGATTGCGGCGGCAGTTGCCGAAGCGGTCAAACCTTTTCAAGAGAAAATCCAATCTTACGAAAAAGACAAGGCAGATACCGACCGGAACACTTTTATCTCTTCCGAAGCCAAAAGGCTGGGTATCGACGAATCAGACTTGAAGTATCTCAACGTGCCGGCAGAACTTGATAACGCTGGGATTACGTCACATCTAACCGCATATAAACAGCACATGGTAGACAAAGGCATTCCGGAAAGAGGTGGTTTTCCGCAAAACAAAGGCGAAATCACTCAAGAGCAAGCCAAGGAAATTGCGGATAGTTTTTTAATCTAAAATCAGAAGGAAATGACAGTAGTAAATTTAGTGAATGAGCCACAAGGAGTCATTACCGGTAACGACAATATCGTTATCGTGAATTACTTTGACGGCATCCGTGGCGGTCGCTCGCTTGACTTGACAGGATACACGGAGAAATTTGTAAAAGCCGGACACATTCTTATTGAAACGTCAGACGGCAAGATTCAGCCTCTGCCTGTCAGCGAGGCAGCATATACCCCACTTGACGGTGAATCAACGTCGAAGTATTGTGGGATTCTCGTAGCAACCATCCCGGCAAGCAAACCGTTTGCCGCTATCATGACGCGAGGCACCATCAACCCAAAAGCAGCACCATACACCATGAGTGCCGATCTTATCACCGCATTGAAGACCGCATTACCGTTAATCGATTATCAGGAGGACTAAGACATGGAAAAATCACTTTACTTTGATTTGATTCAGAAAAACTTCCCGAAGCTGATTTTGGCTATTGTGGAAAAACTGAACGACAAGAATCAGACGCAGCTGTCTTATATGTTCAAGCAGTTGCTTAAAACGGATTATTCAGTAGATGGCCGTTGGGCATCCCTTACGGGACAATATACGCGGGTTGCCGCCGATGTGGTTGCAATGGATTCACCGCTTCCGTTGAAAAAGCGTGATTCGTTGGAGAAAGCAAGCGGAGAACTTCCAAAGATGGGCATGGAATTGTTCCTTAACGAAAAGCAGATGACGGACATTGATACGTTACTCGCACAGGGATTTGATGAAAAAACCATCATCGCCAAAATCTTCGAGGACACTCCGCGCGTGATTGCCGGTATCTGGGAGCGTATCGAATTGATGTTCTTGCAAGGCCTGTCTACCGGTGTGGCATTGGCAGATACCGACAATATAGGCACCGGTGTACGTGTGGATTACGGATATCTTACCGAAAATAAATTCGGCGTTAAGGTCGTTTGGGAAGGAAACACATCAACTTCAAAGCCGATTGATGATATCCGGAAAGTTCTTAAAAAAGCTGAACAAGACGGCAATGTTATCATCGGAGCTTATGCTGACCAAGCATGGTTTGACAACTTCAACGCATCCGACCAGGTACGCCAGCAGTTCGCATTTTTGCAGGGTTTCGTCGGTACCAATATCCCTGTACTTGACAACACCCAGGCAAACAGGGTAATGTCAAGTAAGTTTAATTTCACTGTTACTAAAGTTGACAGGACTATCAAGACGGAGAAAAACGGGACACAGACAAACAATACACCATGGAAGAAAGGGATGATTGTATTTGTTTGTGATCGTCAGTTAGGCTCCTTGGTGTGGTCGCGTCTCGCAGAAATGAATCACCCTGTACAGGGAGTAAACTATCAGACGGTAGACCAGTATTTGCTCGTTTCCAAATACCGGGAAAATCGTCCTTCTCTCCGCGAATACACCACTTCACAGGCTCGTGTCGTTCCTGTAATCGCGAACGTTGATAGAATTTATACTATGGACACCACAACCGTACAGGCATGAAAGTAAAGATTTTATCGGATTTCAGAGACAAATATGACTATTCCCGGTTATATAAAGCCGGGGATGTCATTACGCTCAATGAAGAGCGTGGGAATGAACTTATTGCACTTGGTTTGGTTGAGCCTTTTAATAAGAAAGAGGATACAACCGAAGAAGAGAAAGAGGATACAACCGGGAAGGGAAGAAAAACCAAGGATGCTTAAAATTGATGTAATATGACCTACAAGGAATACATAACTGCTACATTATCCAAGTTCTATATATCTCCGGAAGAGATTGATGTGATAATGTTGAATCAGAATATTACGCCGGATGAAGATGTAGACCCCAAGATTGCCAAAATGGCGATGTACAAGGAGTTTTCACAAATCATTCCGGTAGCGAATATGAGCGAGGGGGGAGCATCCACATCATGGAACATGGAGAGTGTTTTGTTATGGTATTCCTTGTTAGCGTCTGAACTCGGAGAACCGGACATGACAAAGGAAAATAACACAATTAAGGACTATTCAGCGTATTATTGATGTACAATTATCCGGACAAAATAGAGTTATCAACGTCAAGCTCAGGAGGAGGAACACCTGGTTCGATTGACTATGATGGGAACGGAGACCCGATATTCGGAGGTGGAGACAGTGGAGGAGGAGAAGACGGTGGAGGGTTTGAGTTTTTGTCCGATTGCCGCATTGAGGAGAACAACTCATATTCGCTTAGCGGGACTTATATCTATTCTTTCAACGTCTACCTGCCTAAATCTTTTGATGCTAGAAAGCTGCCTAAAAAAGGGGCAACAATAAGATTGACAAAGAAAGATAAGACCGTGAACGAAGTTGAGGCTACGGTAGTCGATAGCCGATCGACAAAATTTAACTACGTGATAAAGACATGAAAAGCGGATTATCATATAGTAAAAACGAGTTTAATCAAGTTCTTGGCATACTTGATGAATCAATTGGCCGTGTGGAAGAGGCAATAAAATTCACATTGAAAACCGTTGTCGGGGGAAAGGCTGTAGCTCATGCGAAATCATACGGAAATTTCACAGACCGGACAGGTAATTTGCGCAGTTCAATCGGTTATGTGCTGGCAAAAGACGGTGATATTATTGATGTAGGAGGATTTGAATCTATTTCAGGTCCGGAGGGAAACAATGGAGAAGGTATAAGTGAGGGGAAAAAATACGCGGAAGAGCTTGGAAAGTCTTCCGGCTCAGGATACACACTTATCATCGTTGCCGGAATGAATTACGCAGAGTATGTCGAAGCAAAGGGATATAATGTCTTGACTGAAACCGAATCGTATTTAGTAAGCCAGATAAATGACGTTATCGACAGGATATTAAAACAAGCAGGATTCAAGAAATGAAAAAGAGCGAGTTGGAAACGGAAGTATATAATCTTCTGAAAAACTCTAATTTAAGAGTTTTTAAGGAAGATACACGCGACCCTAATTATAGGGGAGAATACATCGAAATCCTTCCGCTTGAATTTGGCGAAGAAAGATTGTTCAATTCTTCTATCGTAAACGTCAATATCCATATCCCCGATGTACAAGGCATAAAGAACTCCAGACGGCTTGATAGTGCTTACAACGAGATAAGGCCGATATTCCGAAGAGATAAAGACGCAACAGGTCAGTATTACACGAATTACAGTGGATTCCAGTTTTCCATTGTGTCAAGCAAGGATTACAAGGAAGACAACGGTACGCATTTCAGAAATTTAAGAGTAAAAGTAACTTATTTAAATCTATAATTATGGCAGATAGAGTTGTATATGGCATTAAAAGCCTAAAGTTTATGCCGGCAGTTATAACCGGAGAAAATGCCGGTTCTTTTCCGGACTTTTCCGCGGCATTAGCATCGTTATACGACATGAAAATGATTGTTCCCGATTCATTCAACATGAATCAGGAAGATCCGGAAAAATTGGATGTTGAATGGGAAGAGGTGGAAGACATTGCTATGAGCATACAGACGCGAAAAGGCACACGCTCATTTACGGTGTCTACGAATGATATGTCGGAAGAGGCATTTAAATATTTCCTTGGGTGGCAAAAGCCGACAGGAGAAAGTGACCCGAACAAAGACTGGGAAGTTGAGCCGGTTTCTTTCATGTTACCTCCGCAGGCTGTGGAATTGGAAACCATGCCAGCCGATAAATATCCCGGTATTATCCGGCAGTGGGCAAAAGTTGAAGTCGTTGTAAAAGAAACCGGTGTTGTGGGAAAATCCGGGTTGTCTAACCTCGAATTGACCTGTACCATCATGGCGAATTTCAATAAAGACAACAAGCAGATTCCGGGTTCGAGAAGAAAACAGGTGGTTTCCGCCTAATTACTAATGAGGGGGAAATAAATCCCCCTCTAATTTTATAGACATGGAAACATTAGAGCAACAAGTAGCAAAAGAAATAAATGAAAAGGACACGGTAATACATATTGGAGGCGAGGAACTGAAAGTAAAACCGCTCACACTCGGTCAGATTATTGATATATCGGCGGAGATAGCAGAGCTAAAAGGCATTTCGGAGGAAGACCAAGGGAAGGACGTGCTGACGGTAATGTTAGACCACCTTGACGATCTCGAAGTGCAATTGAACATCGCCCTTATCGTATTATATAGAAATGAAGAGGACAGGGTAGAGAACAAGAAGTTTATCCGTAACAATCTCGATGAAAAGGCAATAACCGAATTGCAGGAGTTGTATGTGGAACGCCTGAACTCTCCTTTTTTTTTGACCAATATAATTTTCCTTCAAGGTCTGAATCTGACGAAGAAGACAAAAACGACAGTCCTTGGGCAATAATATTCGGCGCCATGAAAGGCCTAGGGTTAAGCTATCATGAAGTGTTGCATGAAATAAGCTGGCTAAACATCCAAATGTTATTAAAGTGCCAACCCTCCTACTCCACCGATAAAGACAAACCGAAACAAGTACACGCAAGTCAAATATTTTAAATTATGGCAGACGGACAAATGAATATACGTGTCAATGTTGATTTGAACGACATGAGGCGCAAGGCGGAAGAATACCGGAAAGAAGTAACAAAGATGGGTGTGATAACCGATGAATCCGGAAATGTTATCAGCACGGCATGGATGCGAATGAAACAAGCTGCTACGGCATATCTTGGAATGGACATAGTAAAAAGAATAGCTATGACACGTGGCGAGTTTCAGCAATTGGAAGTTGCATTTAAAACTCTTTTAGGAGCAGAAGAACCCGCCCTAAACCTTATGAATCAATTAGTCGAAACAGCCGCTAAAACACCTTTTGATTTAAAAGGAGTAGCAGACGGTGCAAGGCAGTTGCTTGCATACGGATTTGCTGCTGATGAAATAAACGATACTCTTATAAGATTAGGAAATGTAGCTGCCGGTCTTGGATTGCCGCTTGAACGTTTAACATACCTATATGGAACAACGGCTGTACAAGGTCGATTGTATGCAAAAGATATGTTACAATTCCAGTCGTCTGGTATACCTGTCCTTCAAGAGCTTTCCAAGATGTATGGAAAGACTACAAGCGAAATAAATGACATGGTGACGGCCGGAAAAATTGGGTTTGATGACATTAAAAAAGTATTTGAGGGAATGACAAACGAGGGGGGTAAATTCTATGCCTTGATGGAGGGTCAATCAAAAACAATCATAGGTCAAATATCAAATCTTGGTGATGCGATAGATATGATGTTTAACGAAATCGGACAGGCGAATGAAGGTATTATTTCCGATGCAATTTCTGGAGCTTCATATCTTGTTGAAAATTACGAAAAAGTATTAAGTATATTAAAGGTACTTGTTGCTACCTACGGAACATACAAAGCCTCATTGATAGCCGTAGCTGCTGCGCAACGTGTATCCGTTACGATTCAAAATATCTCTGCATGGATTTCCCTTGCTAAAGCGATCCGGACGGCAAAAGATGCCCAGATTGCTTTCAATCTTGCTACAAAGGCAAATCCTTACGTTTTATTGGCTACAGTCCTAATTGGTGTTGGTACAGCCTTATATCAGTTCACAAAGAAAACAGATGCTGCAACTGATGCTCTAAAGAAATTCAATGAAGAAAGTAAAAAAAATGCAGATGATACAGCTACATTTATAACTATTACAAGGGACGAGAACCAATCCATTGCTGCGCGACAACTTGCATTAGATAGTTTAAGAAAAATGTATCCAGGTTATTTTGATAACATGAATTTGGAGGCTTTAAAGGTGATAAATCTGACAGAATTAAATAATCAACTTGCAAAAGCGACCAGAGAACGATCAAAAGCACAATCTGAAGAAAGTATAAAAGAAACAGAAAAAAGTATTAATTCAATTAAGCAGCAAATTGACTTTCTAAATAAAAATGCCGTACAGGGGCGTGGTGAAAGATTAATCAGAGCCAATAAGCAACTTCAAGAATTACAAGACAAGTTGGCCGGACAGCATTCTATATTGAATAAAGTAAATTCTGATATAAAAGCCCAGGAAGACGCCGAACGCCGGGCAAAAGAAGAAGCGGAAGCACATGCAAAATCTGTAGAAAAAACCGTAAAATGGTATGAAGAACAAATAAAAACCCTCAAAGAAGCTCAGGAAACATCAACAACAAATAAACAATTCAATGACTATCAAAAACAGATAGACCAGCTTACAAAAGAAAAAGAAACTATAACCGGAGCTTCTAAAGCTACCCAAAAAGCAGAGGAAGAAAGAATCAAAACAATCAAGCAAATTGATGAAGAACTTCTCTTTCTCCGTAAGCAAAACCAGCAAGCCCAAATCGACCTTATGCAGGAAGGTACAGAAAAAGAACTTGCACAAATCCGGTTAGACTATCAGGAAAAGATTGCTGAAATTAAAAAACTTGCTGACGATTGGGCGGCAAAACAAGGCGGAACACTCACGACTGAGCAAACAGTGCAAATTTCTACGTCTTATTCTACTGTAAAGCGAAAAAGAGAACAAGACGAATCTGATGTGTACAAAAAACAGACCGATGAATTAAACGAACTTTTAAAACAATATCAGTCATACCAGCAACAACGCCTTGATATAGAAAGAAAATATAATAAAGATATTGAAAAGCTACAAGAAGAACTTGCAAAAACAACAGAAGAAAGCGAAAGAAACAGGCTTGAAGAATCCATCCGGGTAGCAAAAGAAAAAAAGAAAACCGAATTATCCGGACTTGACCTTGAACAATTTCAAAAAGAAATCGACTGGTCATCTGTATTCGGTAATCTTGACAAATTATCTACTGATGCTTTAAAAAAACTCCGGGACAAAATAAAGGAATACCTTTCTACGGTAGATGATTCTATTAGTAAAGAAGATTTTAAAACTGTTGTTGATGCCTTTGAAAACCTTGACGCAACTATTACAAACAGAGAGCCCCTTGAAGAATTAGTAAGCGGATATAGAGATTACAGAAAAGCAGTAGAGGAGGTTACAAAGGCAAAAAAAGAGATGGATAAAGCTGACAATCCAGAGGCAAAAGAAAGAGCTGTAAAAAATCTTTCCGCTGCTGAGAAGAAAAGAGCTGAATCCCTTAGTAAAATAACACAATCCGTTAATGCAATAGGACAACAGGGTCAGCAAGTAATTTCTGCCGGGAATGATCTTGTAAATATGCTTACTAATTTAGGCATTGAAATCCCTGAATCTATTTCTGGAGCATTAAGCGGATTGGGACAGGTAGTGGATGGATTAGCAGAAATTGATATAACCAAGCCAATGAGTGTTGTAACTGGTGTAATTCATACATTAGCAGGCGTTACAAAAACGATTGGCAGTATATTCGGGGTAGGATCAGATAACGGAGTAGCACAATATAAGGCGTTAAGAGAACAACTAGAGGCTATAAATGATCTATACAAAAAAATCATTGATAAATCAAAGGAAAAAATTGTATTTGGAGGTGGATTTGCATCGGTAGAGGCAGCGAAAGAAGCTAACGAAGCGCTAGAAAAGCAAATAGAAAATTATAGAAGATTAGCGGAAGTAGGAGGTAAAGCAGGATCAAGTGTAGGCTCACATAGTTATGCTTACCGGGCCAACGAAAGGCTTAAGAAATCATGGAATGATATTTCAAAGTCTATAGGACAAAATATTTCCAGTGTACAACAAATGTATGAATTATCCGGGGAACAGTTAGAGATTATACGAAGAGATTTCCCCGAAGCGTGGAGTAAAATACCTTCTGAAATAACTGAAAATTTAGATGCAATCATTGACTGCAACGATGAAGCCAAGGAACTTGCGAATACATTGCAAGAAGCACTAACTGGCATATCCTTCGATAGTTTTTATAATGGATTTATTGATTCACTTTCGGATATGGATGCTTCCTTTGAAGATATGTGTGATGACTTTGAAGGATATTTGCGAAAATCGATTATAGCCGGTCTAATCGCAAGTCAGTACAAGGGAAGAATAGAAAATCTGTATAAAAGTTGGACAGAAGCAGCAGAAAGCGAAAATAAGATTACTGCAAAAGAGGCAGAAAAATTGAGGGATGATTATCAAGATATAATCCAAGATATGATTAAAGACCGGGATAATTTGGCTAAAACTTTTAATTGGGAAAGTTCTCCGGAAGAATTAAAACGCCAAACCGGCACCATATCCGAAACAATTACGGAGAAAACTGCAAATGAATCAATGGGAATATGGAGAGGTTCCTACGATACATTAAAGGCTATCAGCCAGCAGACAACGATATTTCATGAAACATACAAGTCTACAATGGCCACATGTAACTCCATACTGAATACGATAGCGAGGAATACCGGAGAAACGGCGAATAATACTTCCGTCTTGTCTGATATGCACAACACATTGAAAAACATGGACGGAAGACTACGAACAATTGAAAGTGAATCAAGTAAAAGATACGCAAGATGACGGATTTTTATTTTGAATAATTCTAAATAATAATTATATTTGCATCAGTATGTGATGACACATACCACCCAACACCGGACGGCATGGCAGAATATTATATTAATAATACTCCTATTTCCCAATTCGGGATAATTCCAACAAAATCAAATGGCAATATTGCCATTTCTGGATGCTTCAATCTTCCGAAAAGAAAAGGGACTACTTACTACGATTGGGTTACAGACAACAGCGTGGAGCCTTATGTGGAGAGTGAAGATATGGATTTTGACAGCCGGGATATTTCAATAACAGGAAATATCGTGTCTGATTCTGACTCTTCTCTTCCTTTAATAAATGATTTCATGAACGAGTTGCCGGAGTTATTTACGTTGTCATGCAAATGGGGAAGCTGGAGTGTAAAATGCAAAAGTACGACCATCGAAACCTTTACAAAATCGGCTTGCAAAATAACGATTAAATTCATAGAACCTCTTGTTAATTTATCTGGGACACTCCCCTCTCCCACCGAAAACGGGGAGATTGACGGATACAAATGGACTTCTTTCGGATTATATCTGAAAGAAATATCAAACTATCAGGGAATCGGTGCGCCAAAATCGTTGAGCACAACCCAAAATCCGTCTTATTCACTTTATTCAAAAGGAGGGCAAGAGAAGACGGAGATAACCGTTTCCGGTATGATAATAGCTGAAAATACAGAGCAATTCAAGGAGAGAATCAAATCATTATATGCCCTATTTGGGAAAGCCGGAATAAGAACTATCAATTACAGAGAAAGAGAGATTAAATGTTTTTGCACGAATGGATTTTCTGTACAAAACGTTTTTTCTATCGGGAAAGTATACGCTGATTTCAGTTGCAAATTAATCGTAATATCGAATGAAAGGATATAGCATATATAGAGATAATACCGTTATTTACGAATTTGTCGTTGATGATACCATCTCGAAGTCATTAAGCGGAAATAAATATGTTTCGTTCACTATTTCGTCAAAGAATGATCTTGACTTAAAGATAGGCGACTATGTTTTAGTCGGGAATGAAAAGTACGAGATTTTCGAGCCTATTGATATAGAGGAAAGTAACGGAGTGTTTACCTATCCGCTTACGTTCTATTTTCAAGGATATAAGCTGAACAATTCCATCATAACGGACGAAGGAGCGACAACATTTGCCTACCATGGAGAGGTCAGCGACTTCATGACATTGCTGATTGATTCCTTGAACGAGGACTATCCGGAATTTACCCTTGGAACCATTCAGAACGGAAGTATCCTTGATTTGAGCTTTGACAATAGTAATTGCATGGCAGCACTCCAAACGGTATGCGAGAATGCCGAAATGGAGTGGGACATTACGGGAACCGTGATAACCGTCAAGAGGAGAATCGGAGAAGAAACCGACTATGTGTTTGAATATGGGAAAAACAAAGGAAGCTACTCCGTGAAACTCGCAAAGGTCGCTAATGCTTCCGTAACCACTCGAATGATAGGGAAAGGCGGCACTCTGAATCTTCCGGCCGACTATGATTCTCCGGACAGCCCCAAAAGGTTGAATTTGGGTGATGAAGTCATTGAAAAGAACGTAGAAAAGTACGGAAAGATTACCGGGGTGTATGTGAATGAAAACATCTACCCTCGCTTGATTAATAAGACGGTGTTAGGCGTGACCGTTCCGGAAAACATAGAGGAAGCCGGAAGTTGGAAGATAAAACTTGATATTCCTTTCAATCTGTCTGAATACTATGCGGAGAATGAAATCCCGGTAGTCAAGTTTCAGACGGGGGATTTGACCGGGTTGAACTTTGAGATAGTGGAAAACAGCTGGAACAATACCGACAAGACGCTTTCAATTATCGTAAAAGAGGAAGAAGACGGGTATTATCTTCCGAATGCAAACAGACAGCCACGTGTCGGAGACGTGTTTGTCCTCCTTAACATCAATATGCCGCAATCTTACATAGATGAAGCAACACAGGAATTGAGGGAGGCAACACAAAATGAGCTGAACAAAAAGTGTGAACCGCAATACGCCCCGTCTCTATCAGTTCAAAAACACTATATCAAGAAGAAAGGAATATCACTGAATATCGGTGATGGAATTACCGTAAAAATAGGCAGGCGGAATATCACGACAAGAATTATCGGTACTACTGAAACAAGCGATGATATAAGGGTTGAATTGGGCGACCAGATGCTTTATACCTACGACACTAAGGTAAATAATACAATAGAGCAGATACAATTCACCTTAAAGCAGCTTATCAATATAGATGATATAAAAAGGCTCTTCTATAACCTTATCAATGCGTGGTATCCGAAGTGGTTCAATCAAAAGTTACATAAAGACGCGGACGTTGAATTTAATTCTGTGAAAGCGGCTGAATTAGTCCAATCCGACAATTTCTCATCCAAGAATTTCACCTCCGGAGCGCTTGGTAGCGGACACAGAATAAAAGACGGGAATGCTGAGTTTCAGAATCTGACGGTAAGGGGTCAGTTCAGCGTGTTTGAGTTTCTGATACAGCAGGTAAAGGCAATCGGCGGGAAGTTCTGTGTCTCTCCGGCAGCTATAAAGACGGAAAGTGTAGAGGAGACAGAGAATGGGTACAAGTGCTTTTTCAATACTGACAGCGGGACGATAATAAATCCTTTCGTAGTGGGCGACCAAGCTTTTCATCAAGTTTTTGACGGGCAGAAAATGAAGAGATATTGGCGTCTTGTCACGGAGGTAGGCGCGGATTACTTTGTCTTGTCAAAAACGGATTGTGAGGCGAATAGCGGTATCCCGGAGGCTGATGAAGAAATAGTATTATTAGGAAACCGGACAGACATAAACCGCCAATCCGCGATAATGATTTCGGCGCATGACAACAATTCGCCTTACATTGCTTTCTATGCTGGGATAAACTCCTATTCTTTTGAAGGGAAAGAACCGATGCGGACGGGTAATTTGAATGGCATAGTGGATGAAGATTTCGGGCAGTTGACAGGATTCGGATTGTATTGTCAGAACGTTTACATGAAAGGGGTGTTCAGACTGATGTCCGGCAAAACGGTGGAAGAGTCCATCGGAGACGTGCAGAGTAACCTGGACAACCTCCAAGTAGGAGAAACCAACCTTCTTGACAATAGTAACAAGGGATGGAAGAATACTAGTTATCCAATAGCGACAATTTACTTAGGAGACTATAAACCCAAACAAGGAGAAGAATGTACAATTGTTATTAAAGGCAAATTAGGGGCGAATAAAACAAGCTGGGATGTTTACAATTCTGGAGGGAATGTTGTATTGGCTAGTTTTTATCCTGGTGGTCCCGATACAGATTATATTGCTTTGAAAACTTTTAAATGGACGTTAGGGACGCCTGCTGTTGATAATACATTTATTCGAATATATCCAATGCCTAATAGTGTATCCGTTGAATCTGAAATAGAGTGGGTAAAACTAGTATTAGGCAATAAAACTTCGCTATTGTGGACCCCCTCCATAAACGATCAGAAGCAGATTGCAATAGATGAAGCGGGAAAGGTTGTTGATGGGATACAGATAGGAGGAGTAAATATATTAATCGGTAGTACAACCGGAACTGGGTGGACAGGATATACGGAACATAAAGATACAGAGTTTTCAATAAAGGACGCCTCTACGGGAGAAAGTTATATTCGTAGTGCGATGATAACAATACCTGGGAATAAAGAAATTGTTGTTTCTTTTTACGCAAAACATACAGGTCATCAAAATTATTTTGATTTTTATATTCTTCCTGCTTCTTATCCTGAAATTAATGCATTATTAACTAGTTCATATCAGTCAGGCACGGATTGGACATACAATGAATTTAAATTTACTACACCTTCGGACTGGGGAGAAGGGACACTAGTTTATTTAAGGATTGATCACAATGGTATGTCGGATGGTTCCGAATTTATTATCTCTGTAAAAGATGTACAAATTGAATATGGAAACAAAGCGACAACTTATTCTGTCCCTGAATCTGATAGAAAGGAAATAGCAAAACAGCAAGGGCTAGAAGGCGGACAGGAAGCAGTAAATGGATTACAGATCGGTTCCCAGAACCTTATATCCAAAAAAATGATGTTGAAGTGGAATGAGAAGAACAAGGATATTGCGGTTTGGGGACAAGATGAAGACGGGGTGTATTTGAATGTTAATCATAAATTACTTACAGATTATGTTTCGGGAGGCTTAGATCTAAAAGATGTTTTTGGAGGGGCAATTAAATTTAAAACAAACACGCAGTATGTATTTTCCGTAGAATGGAAGGTTTCAGCTAATGGTGAAAATGATGGTATTCGTTTTATTTTCTTATATACAGATGGTAGCATCCAATATGTTTCGCTGAAAGGTAATCAGACTACAAAAGCTCGTATAAACTATGTTACTGATCCAGGTAAAACAATCAGTAAAATATCTAGTTCACACGGATTTTATGCGATACAATCTTTGATCTACAACATCTCCCTAATCGAAGGCAATAAACCCCTGCAAGGCTTTCCAGTAGCAGAAGAAGATCAGACCGGAGCAAATAATGTGAATCTGGCGGATGGGACGAAGGAATTTACGATAGGCGTAAGATCTGCGAATTATACCTATAAGGAATTATATGTATCTAAAATAAAACCCAATACGGTCTATTATGTGAATGCCCAAAATATAGAAGTCTTATCCGGTAATGCTGACAAATGCGATTTTATTTTATATGATAAGGCTATTAAAAATTACCTGACACCTACTTATCATCATCTTTATGATAAAAATGGTGGTATTCTGATTACCAAAAATGACTTTGAAGCTCAGGAAGGGTATTTACTTTGTTACGCCGGAGAATCAGGGCATACCGCTGGGAATTCGGTCCGGTTTACCGAAGTCATGCTAGTCGAAGGCTTTCTTCCCGCCCCTGTTTGGACTCCTTCTTTTGCTGAACAACAGACTGGTATAGACGCTGCCAATAGTGCCGCAAAGTTAGCCCAGCAAACCGCAGAAAATGCTCAAATAACTGCAACAGAAGCAACAACCAAGCTAAATAACTGGGCCTCTGATTCTCTTATATCTCCTCCTGAAAAACCCGCAATGAGACAGCAGCAGGCAGATATTCAGGCTGAGTATAAAGAGATAAAAGCCAATGTGGAAAAATATAGCCTAACCGACAATGCGGCTTGGATAAATTATAATAATGCATATTCCCTGGCTAATACGGCACTTACAAAATATACTGCTTCGTCTCCGGAAAACATTACAATATCGTCAGACTATTCTAATATAGCTGCATGTTATCCGAAACGGCAAGAAATCCTAAATGCTATTTCATCTGCGGCAATTGATGCTGCAAAAGAATACACAACTCTTAAAACATATCGTGAAACATATATCGACTTAAGGGCTGAAAAGTGGGATCAGGACACATATTATCCGGTAACTATTAAATTATCAAACCCAGAAACAAGGATAGAAGTTTTTTCGCCACTTACTCCTGATTTTGGAACACCAAAATGGTCAACACATGTAGGTGGTTTTTCAATAAACTGTGTATGGCGTAGTAACGGGAGTTCATGGGGGGCAAATGTTGTTAAAAGAACAATTGAGGTTTTCGGATATAGATTTACCAAGGAAATACCCGATACTACCCCAGTGCAATATATACTCCCTGCCGGCAGTATTGAGCAACTAATCAGTAGTAGCGAAGAACTTATTTATCTTCGTGGAGGTGGTAGGTACCTATTTAAAATCGGGAACAATTGTGTAGCAGTAGTACACGATAGTCGTTATACGGCTCCAGATGGGACAGCTGTTGCTCCTGTTACTTCGGTAATCAGGCCTGTTCTTACGAATGCAACAAAGGAAGAACTTAATACTGAAATAAATATAACAAAAGGATTGATCGAAAATAAAGTATCTCTAGATGTCTATAATGAAAATGATCAATTAATAAAATCAGATATTAGCAATTTACAAGTTAGTTACGACCAAATTTCTTCTACAGTATCTAAAATTATAAATGGTACCCAAGAAATATCTGGTGTTGTAACACAAAGTAATTTCGTTACAATTTTTTCTTCAAATAAAAATGCATTAGGGCAAGAAGTTATTGAATCTATTAATGTTGGCGGAGGAGGCGTTACAATTGATGCAAGTAGGATTAATCTTAATGGAGCTATTAGTGCAAACGGGAATGTTCAGATTACAACAGATGGGAAACTTATTGCAGTTAACGGACAGTTTACAGGAAAAATTACAGCGACAGAAGGAGAAATTGCCGGACTGAAATTAAGCAACAATGGATTGAGATCATCTGATTTCAATGCGAGTTCGAAAGTAGGTTCTTGTTATGCTAAAAATGGTTTTTCTGTATATGCATCAGGATCCGGCATACTTAAACCTTCAACAGGTGGAATGCAAGCCGGAATAATAACAGCAGTAGGAGATTTTATAAGTCATATAACTGGATTGGAAATAATTGCCAAGGAAACATCGTATAATTCTGGATCATCTTCAAAAGTTACTGCCTTAAGAATACAAGCTGATAACAGATATTACGGTACTCCATTTGATCCACCTCTTGCGATAGAGGTAGTTTCTGGAGATGTATTATTCGGTGGTAAAATGACAGTTAATAATACATCTATCTTTAGAGGTCAAATATATATAAATCCTAATAACATACCAAATATTTCAGGGGCTTCGAATTATTACCTATGCATAAATAGATCAACCGGACAATTAAGTTACAGATAAATTATAAAAAACATGGAAATTAACTATTTTATTTCAGCAAAAGCAACGGCAACGGTACAGAATATAAATGTATCGCTGAGTGCAGAGTATCAAAAAGAGCAAGCACCGGAAGTTATCTCCGTAGTAGCAAACGGATACTTGGACGACGGGAAGAAATTCATGAATGCAACCCTTAAATACAATCCTAAGTCCGAGGATTTCAATTCGATTAACGGATCAGATGTTGACTTGGGTATTATTCAGGGGATTGTTCCATTAATTACGGAATTTTATAGAAAGATTACTGAAACATTCACTAACTACTAACAAAATGAAATATAGTTTTGACGTAAAAGATGTATCAGCAATTGATTTGTTAGGTAATAATTATATCCAATTGCTGGAAGAGAATCAAAATAAAGGCATTCATCAACTTGTCGGAAATGCCGTGTATGTGTGCACAAACACAATTGAAATGCATGAAATTGCCAAAAAGATATTCAACGGGGAAGCTGTGGATATGAATGAAAATGAGACAGAATTATTCAAAGCCTCAATAATGGATTCAACCTGGCATGTTTTTATTAAAAATGCAATAATATCTGCTATTAAAAGTAAGTAAAAAAGAGGCCGCCCGCGCGACCTCAATACTATTCCCAAGCAACCCAAGACAATCTTTCATTGCAAGTTTACAATATTTTTTTTTAAATACAAAGTAAACCAGCAAATAAATTGATTTAGATAAGAGAGAGCACCACAAAATTACAGGGAATGAATGAGAATACAATTGAATTATTGAAGTGGGTTTTAACCGCACTACTTGGGACCGGATGGATCGGAACATTTATGTTCTATCGGGTAAAAAAAAGGAAGGCGAATGCAGAAGCCGATAAAGAAGAATTAAAACTAGATATTGATCAGATTGAGCATCTTAAGAAACAAAATAAAGAGGCATACGAGACGATTGAGAAATTACAAACAATTATAAACGATCTAAGAGCAAAAAGTATCGAGTCGGCCAAAAAGATAAACGAGCTTGAATTGAAGCTTATTGAGGCTACTCAGAGGCAGAAGGTGGCAGAATATAACACATGTATTGTCGAGGACTGCTGCGATCGTATGCCCAAAAGGGAGACAGACATTTGTAAACATAAAGCTAAAAAACATGAATAAAGATGAATGGAGACGGTTAATAACCGAAACATTAAAAGAAATCGGATTATATTCTGACAACGCAAGGGAGTTGATAATGGGTACGTTTGCCCAGGAAAGCAATTTTAAATATGTCCGTCAGCTTGGCGGAGGTCCGGCGCTCGGATACGGGCAAATGGAGCCGGCTACCTTTAACGATATTATAGTTAATTTCCTCCGATACAAGGAGGATCTGATGGGTAAAATAATGAAGGCTGCGGGAGTGGTAAATCTGGAACCGGATATGTTAGTAGAAAACAAAAAGCTGATGATCTGCATGACCCGTGTACACTATCTAAGAAAGACAGAACCTCTCCCTTCTTACAAAGATGTTTGGGCTATGGCCAGTTACTGGAAGCAATACTACAATACGCCGGCCGGTAAAGGTACGGTGAAAGAGTTTGTGGAAAACTATACAAAATACTGCCGATAATGAAATGGATATTATTATTTATTTGCCTGTGTATATTTAGCTGCCGGAGTATTCAGTACGTGCCGGTAGAAACTGTAAAAACAGAATACCGAGATCGGGTTGAAAAACTGCAGGACAGTATTTACATTACAGATACCGTGCGAATATTGGAAAAAGGTGATTCTGTCCTGATATATAAGGATCGTTACAAATACATATATAAGAATGTGTTTGTCCACGATACTATTATTTCCCGGGATTCCATTCCTGTTCCCTATTCGGTCGAAGTGGTAAAGAATAAAGTCCCTGGTATAATGTGGTGGCTTGTCCTTTTGCTATTTGCGTTCAGTATCCCATCTGTATTCAAGATAATACGATTTATCCGGGGTAAGATATAAAGGAAAGAAGCCCCCCTTCCAAAATATAGAGCACCACCAATATATCCTGTCTGTAAGACTTCTTTCGGGGAGTTTTACGGACAGGATTTTTATTGGTTGCACTTTTTTGAGAAAAAATTTATGAAAAAATTACAAAGGCCGAGTACGATGGTGCGTAACAAACAAGTTATCAGCATATATGAAGAATTAAAAAACTCAGAAAAATATTCAGATTTTTTCCATTTGCTTCCACGCTCTTTCATATACGATAAAATAAAGGAACAGACCGGGCTGTGTCACAAGACAATTGCTGACATACTAAATCACCGCGAAAAAGAAGAGTGAATATGCCCGGATACTACCGAGCAATTAATTATGAAAAAACAATTTCTAATTGTTTCAATAAATCTTCGAATTTGTCTGCATAGTATAATGGTTGTGTTTCTTTGGGATTCGACGGGTTAATCTGGTTCTCTCCAAAACCGGCAGCTTTTTCAGTTAAAGATTTGAAATACTTAATTTTACCATTTGATGATGGACGTTGAAGCTCTTTTATGAAACCGGCCCCTATCATCTTTTGGTTAAATTCCCTGGTACTAATTTGTACGCCGTGTTGTTGTAGCAAGACTGTGGGAGCCAACAACTGGCCTTTAGAATGCGTGTAATCCGGTGTAGGTAACCCTAACGGATCTCCGACCTGTTTAAGCATGAATAAAGTAGATGAATCATTTAGGTTAAGTATTTCTCTCACACCTTTGACCCATTCAAGGGAAGTTTTTATTCTTGTAGGGGTTGGATTCAGACTTATATTTTCTGCTGCCTTATGGAATACTTTCCGATATACTTCAAATACCGGACGTACTTTTTTGACTATAAAATATTCAAGACATGATACTGAAATAAAATAGTCTATTTTAGGATTTGGGTTAATCCATTGAGAATCAGGTTGCGGATTTTGCCGGAGCGATACGAAATCTTCCTTCTCAATAAAATCTCTTCTTAATGCCTCAACTGCGTCGGATTTCTTTGTGTAAACCAATGGCCAAACATCTTCCAAGTTTACCGGAAATTCTTCTTTTGATTTTGCTAACTTTAGAACAGCCTTGAAATAATCTTTAACTTCATTTTCGCTACTTTGTTTTGTTAATTGTATTGTTTTCATATCTTTGAATGTTTTTTGCAAAGACTGGGACGGCCAAATCACAAGTCAATGCAGTTAAAAGGAAAGGGCAAAGGAATGACTGCCTAATGTGAGAGCTTGCAGTTACTCCGATGCCCTTATTTTAGTTAATTGGCATATCAAATACCTGCTTTAAAACATTTTCGGGATAGGTTTTGACTTTCCCGAATCGCGGATCTGGTATTTCCTCCGGTTCAATGCCAAGTTGTCTGCAAAGATTACATGCCTTCCTTCCCAAACTTGCTGCCAGTTTTATTCCGACCTGTATTTTAAGAAGTGTTCCATATCCGGCAATGGTAAACCAGTTTTGGTGTGTAGTCTGTTTTGCCTCAATAACTTTAACTCGATCATCTATCTCTGAAATACGTTTTTCCTGTGCTTGCAGGATTTGGATTGACTGAGCTAAAATGTCAAGCTGACTTAATGGTTTGGTTGCACGTTTTTCTATTTCGATAAAATAATTACGTATTTGTTCACCGGTTTCGGTACGTGCCATCATGGAAAGGCGTTTAGCAAAGTCGATAGAGAGGGCAAAATCAATTGTTCTCCCACTTAGTGGGAGTTGTGCATAATCTTCATTTTCAACAGCAAAAGAATTATTAGTAATATTCTTTTTATACCAATTAGCCCAATGCTGAGGCGCAAACCCTAATTTTTCGTAAAGCTCCCGTGCAGAAACGGCTTTCTTACCGTCATTCTCCACAATCTTAATCAACTCATTCATGGTTTTCTCTTTTTAAATGTTGAAGTCTGAAAACATCCACACACGCAGAATGATAATCTACATTTGTAGGATGCGTTTTGCAATATCCGCGGTATTCCTCAAAATGTCCGCATGAAAGAATGAAGAAATAAGCCTGATTCTTACAATTCTTTTCGATTTCAAACAGCCTTTTGTAGGTTTCAAGCTGCTGCTTTAGTGATAAGATTTCGCCCGTTTCGTGAGTGTGACGCACATTGTCTGTGCCTTTCCCATGGTTGGTGGTTTGATTTGTGTTTGTCATGATATATTTATTAAGCACTTAGGTACAGAAAAACGGCGTACCTTTCCCGCTGCTTAATCACCTCATGACTGGCTAAAATCTGCCATTACAACAGATTTACGGGGGTATACGCCGTTAGACAAATATTTTCCTTTCCAAACAACAAAATACAAAGTATGGAAAATACAAATCAATAAGGCATAAAAAAACCGCCATACAGCGGGTACTCTTACTCCGCCAGTCATTAGAAGATTAAGCAAGACAAATGTATGAAATATTTTTTGATATTCACAACATCTAAATAAAACTTTCTTTTTTATTGGAAATTTATTCTGTTTTAAGTCCTTAAACTTCTATTATATAGGAATGTAACTTTTTACAAAACATCTATTTATGTCGAATTTTGGGATATCCGGCAATAGTGCCGGAATAATCAAAATTCTTTAATTATATGGAAATTATCGAAAAGAAAGTGTATGAGGAAGGCGGTGAAAATCGTCGCTCTACGAGAGAGCGGGCGAATGCCGGCCTTACCTTGGGTATTATCGGTACTGTCCTCGGCGCTGCCGCTCTTTGGGGACGTGGCAATGGTATTGGTTCAATCCTAGGCGGTGGAGCTGGTTTCTCCGGAGGTGCTAGTACTCCTGCAAATGTAAACATTAACGCATACGGCACTGGGGCCGGGAATGGTTGTGTTGCCCCTACTTCTTTCCAAGCATGGGAAAAAGGATGTGAAGATGCTTTGGAATTGACAAATGCAATGTGGGGATTAAAACTGGGCTCTATGCAGGCTATTGCAGCAAACCGTGAAACAGACATTGCTGAAAAATTCAGCTTGTACAAGACGATGGTAGACGCCGATTTTGGGTTGTATAAAAACAACCGGGACAATATCGACGCGGTTAATAACCGTCTGAATTCTGAATTGTTCGGCCTGTACAAGTATACCCGTGATAAAGACGATGAAACCCGGAAGGAACTGTATGATCTGAAAGCACAAGTAGCGATTAGCAATGCCGTCCGTCCCTATCAGGATAAACTGATTCAGTGTGAAATTGAAAAAGCATTCACCGCCGGAATTAACTATGTAGACCGCAAGACCTGCAAAATGGTTGAAGGTGTAGTAGTAGTACCTACCGAACCTACTATTACGGGTATCGGAAGTTATTGCTGCTTTCGCAACCAGACAAGTGGAGGATCAACTCCGGCAGCCTAAAATGCTCACCCAAAAGAGAGCTTATAAACGTAGAAAACAAAAAACTAAATAGCCATGCCAGGAAATAACTTTTTCTTTAACGGAAGCAGCGATCCCCTTTTAAACCAATCTTCCTATAACATGGAAGAACGATATCAGGAGATAGAGCGGATGCAGGCCGCTTTGGAGCAGAAAAAACAAGCGATGCAAAGAGCAAAAAATCAGATGGTCCAGCAACCACAACAAAGCCAGACTCCTATATGGGACGAAATCGAAAGCATTGTATCAGCAATGACTGACAAGGAATTTGAAATCGTAACAAACAATGAAGAATTTATTGAAAGTCAGAATATGATAATGTCTATTCTTCAAGCTAAATACATGCAAATGATGCGCCCGGTGGTAGAAGGCTCAAAAGAAGGTAAGGATGCCCTAGAGAATCATCTGACGCTTGTAAAAAGGCTTAGAAAATCCGCTGCTACTGAGGTTGACAAGGAGATCAACGATTTCCAGGAATATAAGGAAAAGTATTCTGATATTCCCTATTCTGAGTATCAGAAAATGAAACGACAGAAAGGAGGCAAGAAATGAAAAAAGAGGATTTGAACCAGTTTAAAGGTGAAATTAAAACCGCAGTACAATCCTGGGGAAATAGTAAAATAGATTCTCTTTTTCCGGATAAAGCACATACGCGCACTTTCTTTAAAAATGGGTTAAGTAATTTACTAGCCAGGAAGGATGCACTTATCAACAGATGGCTTGATACCGGATTTTTGTTTATTGCCGGAGAAGACGGAACAATAGACAGCGATGTTATGGTTGATAATCTTGTCTCTTTATTTGAAGAAATGGACGTTAGGGAGTATCAATTAGGGATGGTTAAAGTTACAGTAGGAAAAGGCCAGGCCATCGTAGATATGCCTCATAATTTCTTGTTAGATATGTTTATAGGTAGCTTGGGTTGTATTAAGTTCACGTCGGAAGACCTAGGGGAGTTGAAAGAACTCCTCAATTAATTAACTTTAAAATTATCATGTTATGAATGAAGAAATAAGAGAATTCGCAGAAGAATTACAGGATTTCCTGAAAAAAGGACATAAACTGCTCAATAAAATGGGGCAGGGAATGGGCCAAAGAAGCGGCAATCAGGGATATGGTCAAAATTCTGGACAAGGCATGGGCCAGAATATGGGCCAAGGTGGTTACGGCGAAAATGTCGGACAATGGTTCCGGAATAATTTCGGCGGACAGGGATTTGATCCCCGGTTTATGTAAACAGGTTCACCTGGAGGGGTGGAAACATCCCTCCTTAAATATTAAATAATATGTGTAAACAAGCATTAGATACATACGATTTTTACAGACCGATAGCAATGTCTCGGTATCTTAGTTTCAGGGGATGGCATTTTGATAAAAAGACATGCGATTATGCAATTTCTTTAATGAAGAAAAAAAATCCCGCAACTGGCAGGCTTGAACCAATAGAACCAATGAGCAAAGATCAGGTTGACGAACTTCTCGCTAAGCACGGTGTGAAACTGGAAAATAATACACTTTATGATTATGTGTACGTTGCAAATATGGCTAGAGCAGATTTTTATAAATCTAGTCTCCCAGACGATAAATCGCTTGCTTTATTTGTAAAAGATTCAATCGATGACCCTGATGCAGCTGATGGAACTATTATGCGAAGATGGTACGCTACGATGGTAGCCAATGGATGCGGAGTAGAATGGAGTGATTTTCTATGATCAGACAACGATTCCATATTTACGTAAAAGGTAAAAAATGGAATATAACCGCCTTTTATCCGGTTACAAGGTATCACGTAGATGAAATTATGAACGCCTTGTATGGGTTAAATTGTAGTGAATCGGATTTAAAAAATGCATATAAAAACCTGACAAGCGGAAATGTAAATAATGGTCTTGCATTCAGTAACTATTTTTACCGGGAATCAGTGGTCATATTTGCAATTTCTATTAGTCCGGCAAAGTACTTTAATCTGATCACGCATGAACTGCACCATCTGTCAGTTCATATTGCGGTAAGTAGTGGATTTAATTTACAAGGAGAGGAAATTTGTTATATAAACGGAGATATTGCTGAAATGATGTTCCCGGTTGTAGTTTATTTATTGTGCAAGGGGTTCATTCGCAACTATGAAATAAAATATTATGCCCGATAGTTTTGAAATATTAATCAATATTGCCGACAACGCAGCAAGCAGCTATATCAGCGAAATAGCCCTGTTTGCTTTAAGATGCCTGTAAGGCCGCGTAAATATTTAGTCGTGAACATATCGGAAGATGTGAGAGGGGAGTTGTGTCCCCTCTTTTTGTGATTAATTTTTATTAAAAAACTATGGCGGTAATTGTTTTTATTAGATAGTTTTACGACCTTTGTATAGTTGAGATTTATATTAAATGTCTATAAATGAGTAATATCATTAACATACCGAATGTGACCAGAGATGAAAGAATCGGAAGTACTTTCAATTACTTATTTTGGGTGATACATCAGGTAGAAGCTATTAATAGCAATGATATTATTTGGGATTTTAAAGATTGCTCTTTTTTCCATCCATTTTTCTAATCGGTAGCCTTCTCCCTCATTTCTTCCTCGGCGATTTCCACAGCCTTTTTAGCTTTTTCATCGGATAATTGATAGCATAAATATCCACCCGGATAATCCTCATGCTTTTCCTTGTTTATGTATTCTTCTGCTTTCTTACTTTTCATAGATTTTTAATTTTTTAAAACTCCACGTCCGTGACATGTCCGACAAGTGTTGGACCAATCTGAATTTTGTCCTATGGTACCAGATGTATAAAAACCAGGAGTAACCTTGCCGGTCCCATGACAAACAGGACAGACAGAGTAAGATTGAAGGATTATACCTCTGTCTGGTTCAGGAGGATCTTTAAATTGTATATCTTCAGCATCTACATTAAATAATCTTCCGTCAGAAATTTCTACTATAGCCTTACCATTTTCCGGGCAGATGGAATGTACATATACTTCGTCATCATCACGCAGAGCATGACATAGGTCTCCTTTTATTATTTTTGCTTTTCTCATGTTTCTATTAAAGGATTATTTTATTTGCTCCCGACATTATCACCACCAAAATGTTCTATAAGTTCTTCTACTGTAGCTTTATGACAGTATAGAGGTTCTATTTGTGTACCAACATGTCTTCCTCCACTGCGATCTGTTGCCATAAACCAACTGCCTTGTGGAAAATCTGTATATATTTCTACATCCATAACAAACCATTGATTTTTATCTGAATCATCTCTTAGTGATGCAATAGCTAAAAAGAGTTCTTCATTAGTTTTACAATTAATCCTTCCAGCACAATTCCATGTTGAATAAGGATCTTTAGTATCAAACATTTCATAAGTAATTGTAGTATATGTAGGGTATTTATCATTTACCGCAGTGGCAATACATAAATATGGATCTTCAAGGAAAATCTTTGAACGTTTATATCCTAATTTTTCTAACTTTTTACAAAGTTCCAAAGTATTCTTTCTTATAAAACAAGGTGTGGTAAACATAGTTGCTTTTTTAATTCAATTCTAATATTTTCATCAATTAACCTAATAGTATCTTTTAAGGAAAAGGAGTGGCAAAACCCACAACCATCTTTATCCACAGCTTCCCATACCACTCTTTTTTCCGGAGGATAATACCCAATGCAGTTTATCTGAATACCCTTATAGGTATAATGACCTTTACTGATTTTAATAAGATCCTTATTATTTCTCATGTTCCTCCTTTACTTTAAGTGCATATCCGTCAAATAGATGACAAAGCGTAACTTGGTCACTTTGAATGAGAATAGTACAATCCACTTTATCCCTGACAGCACAATCACTACATACCCGGGAATATTTGTTCCTTACATATATTATCCCCTCAATCTTTATTTCCTGTATTTCCATTTTACTCTGGTAGTAAGTAATTCCTATATAGATCAATAAAACGAGTTCCTATGTAAAAAGCATCCTCTCTTTTGCCACAACATAATTTAGGATCATAGTTAATGTATGTACCATGCTCTACTTCTTTATATTTAAATTCACCTTTATCCCATATAAAAGACGGGTAATATATATCTAAACCATTTTTAGAAATACCAGGTTTCCAATCATTGTTTAATATATTACAAGCTTTATAAATCTGTATTAGTTTTAAGCGTGCTAATTCTGAACTATCATCACATTCTATATCAGGAACTGATCCTGTGATTTCACATGCATCCTTATAGGTCTTCACCAGTTCCTGGAAACTCAATATAAGTCTTTCTATTCCGAAGGTATCTTCAAGCTTTTTCTTAAACTCTCCGGATGTATTCGAATAAATAATCCTAGCCTCTGTTTCTGTTATTAGTAATGTTTTCATCTTGTTATCTTCTTCTAATCCTTTTAGGAATACGTAACCTATTTTAGAAGGGGAATAAACTCTCATAGGATCTATATGGGTTCCTAAATGTTGAACTCTGCATAATACCATCCATTGATCACTAGGGATACTCCCTTTATTTAACTCTTTAATGGCTTCATATATTTTAAGACAGTCTCTGGCATCCTCTGAATAGTCTATCTCCAGTTGTTTCAATAATCTATCCTTTAGTTCACTCATAGTCTTCAACTTTATTCATACCATACTACTCTAACTGTATCAATATAATCCTCTTCCTCTGCACTCTCCATAGCTTCTTCCCTTGTATTGTAGATACACCGGGCCGACACTATTCCAGCATTTCTATATATATTAACCCATCCTTCATGTTCTTCCAGAGGTATTACAAGGTCTATATTACGAATATTACCTCTCAAGTATTCACCTTTATCGGAAAAGGAATATGCAGCCTCATATATTGAGTTATCTGCATTTTCAACCAGGGCTATTATAGGATAATCACCTAATGTTTTAGCATCAAAACAAATAATCCTTGCTTTACGCCCGTCTCTTGTACAAACAGGTTTACCAGCTTTAGCTTGTTCGAGATCAAATGGTTTAAATTTGTTGTTTTCTTTTGTTTCCACTATTATCTCTTATTTAATGTAGGTTTAATAATCTTCTCTTTTCTTTATTGTGACTGTCTTTCATCTAGGTATTTCCATCCAACAATCATTTTCTGAAACACAGATATATCCACATCCATACACATCCCAATACAACTCACCTTCATGGAGTTGTAGCATAGCAGTAAATGCGTCTTCTCCATGTTTAACTAACACATAGTTTGGATATCCTATTCTAGGTTTTCTTTCTCTAAGTTTGATCCATAAAGGACCCTTCTTATAACCGGAAGGAATAGAGTTAAACTCTGTGTCAATCTGCCTCTGATTAGATAGACATTCAAGTTGTGGATCAGTATCTTGGTTTTTCATATCAATAAATATTTAAGTTAGTAGCATTAATTGCTAAGCCTTTGTTTATTAATCCGCGATAGTCAAAATGATTGGCATTTAGCCAGTCGATTGCGGAGATTATATCATCTTGGGTTATTTCTACAAATTCTGTTTCGTCCTCAGGACCTATTGTAGATTTAGAACAAATCGTAAAAATTTTAGATTCTGATGACGCCTCATATATATCAACATGCAGATCACTAAGGCTGTTAAATTCCTTTATCTGCTCATATGTCATGGAAGATAATGGAAATAGATACAGCTTAATATCATTTATACGTACATCGTAAAAATCAGGAGGAGTAATCCTGCCTTTTGTAAATACAGTACAGGTTCTTTTTGCTACCCCACTTAGTACACCAACCTCGTTTGTACTAAGTTGAACCTTAACTTCATATGGAAGTCTTGCACTTAAATCTTTTAATAAAATATCTCTTTCTTCCTGTGTCATAACTTTTTACTTAAGCATTCAAGCTAAAATTATACCAAAACAGACTTCCGCAATCACAACATCTACAATTGGCTGCGGATGTAAAATATCCTATTTCGTAGTGATAAGATCCACAATAAGGACATCTACATAGATTTATACTAGTCATTTTTCTCATCTTTAAGTATTAGTATTTATAGCATTTTATCGGACAAAATTTTCCATTAATTTCATTCCCGACATTTGTAACTCTTCTCATGTTATCTGTTTGAACAGATAAAAAACGAGAAATCAAATCATCAAACATATATATATTTTTACCGTCTGACACTTGATTTATGCCTTTCCGGAAATAAACAATGCGATGTGATTTGTTTGATACGGCATATACAAACACAGGTTTGCCTATTCCCTCCAGATTTTGCAATTCTTTGTGCTGTTCGAAGCATGTAGCTTCTACAACTTTTTTGAAATCATCTTCGTTTTCACCATGCAATTCCTTTTTAATTGCTTTAAATTTGACATACACCTTACTCCCTCTTTCTGTAAGGTCCACTTTGTCCATAATATCATGAACAAAAGGGATCTCGTGGATTAGAATTATATAAATTTTCATGTCTATGAAATAAAGATTGGTCTTTCATAAATTTGGCTCTATAAATTCAATATTGTATTTTTCACAGTAGTATTCAAAAGGTTTTTGACTGAAAGGGAATATGGTCATTGGGCCTATAAAATATCCGTCACAGTGTGTTATTTCGTTATATTTCTTTTCTGCTGTTTTGCGTATTTTATGCTCAGTTCCATACCCTGATTTATGCAAGAAAAATACAGTTATTTTTTCTCCTTTATCAAGCAGCTCCTTGAGCCGCTTGTAGTCTTTACTGGTTTTGTTGGGGATCATGGTTGTTTGAACTTATTAATTTTAGAGAGGGGCATTACACCCCTCTAGGTTGAGTTATTGAATTGCTATTATATTCTATTTGTTTTGGATTTGTGGTCTTAGATTATATTTACTATCAATATCAGATAACATTTCCTTTAAATAATATGCTTGTTCTGCTGTTATTGTTAAATTCTTTTTCCCTGATTCAATCAGGATACTTCCCCCATTGTATGTAATTGAAATTTTACCCATATTTATATTGTTTGATTTATTTTCTGTCTGCTTTTTAAAACACAATCTTTTACCGCGTTTGAAGCAATAAAACTTGCTTTTGCACATTCATTGTTGCCTTGTAGATTATTGTTCTTAATATTTTCCGAAGCCAATTCTTCAGCAAATTTCACTGACATAAGTTCAAGCCGGGAAAGATTATCACGGATATTAGCTTTCTCCGGTAAGTTTTTCTTTTGTCTGATTACATCAGTTTTACCGCCAAATAAAGGGGAGTAAATCGCATTCGTACATTGCCGGAAACCATCATGTTTTACACCATGTTTTGCAAGAGTAGAAGTAAATGTATTACGTACTACTTTCCCTTCAAAACGTTCTTGAATCCATTTTTCATCCTTACCTCTCTTTTTGTAGGCTTTAATGTACCGATCTGCTATAAGGTCGGGATTTTTTTCTTCTTCGATACGCTGGAAGAAAACCTCGTTTATTAGAATATGGAGTTTGGGATCCAACCATTTTGCATAAGCAAGTGCTAAATTTTTATGCGCCCATGTCCCTCCATCTGATTTCCCTCGCTTAGATTTCAAAACCCCCATTTTGGGGGTATTTAAAAAATTGCACACTGTATCAATAAGTTCAATTGTTGATTCACGGCGTTGCCATGTAGATGGGTCTTTTTTATTTGGGCTATTAGCCGCTTTCCATAAATCTGTCAGACTAAGCATGTCGCCGTCCGATCTGACATTACCCAAAATACTATTTTGAGTTTTGTCAAATAAAACTAATTCTTTCATGGTAAGTTATTTTGTAGTAAATGAATCAAGATAAAGCTGCGCCAGACAAGCCCCATGATAGTCGAGATTTGCCCGGTGTGTTTTATGGAACTCGGCAAACCTTTGGAAAGCACCATCGCTTAGGATAAAGTAATAGGCTCGATTCTTACACCGTTTTTCTTCCTCTTTCTTCTGCTTTTCCAGAATGTTCTGCCTTTTCTGTTCAGCCAGTTCCGTTTTTAATTCCTGGTTTTCGGATTTGAGCGTCTTGATTTCACGCTCTAATTGCAGTAGTTTACCCTCGTTTCGTCGGGGTGGACGTTGAATAGATGCTACACTGATAGCAGCTTTCAAATTTTCACGATTCTTGGTCATTCGCGTATGAAATTTGAAATTAATAAAATAAAGAAAGCTACTCGCCTCCCTAATTCGACCAAGAATCAATTGTGTACAGTAAAGCACAGCAATCCGCAGGGATTTGAGTAGCTTATTTTCTTAGATAAGATACATCACATAACAGCATAAAAAAATGCTGCACTTTCAATTACACTAAAAGATTCTTGGTCTGAATCGAAAGCAAACATACGGCATTTTTCCGACAAATCAAAATCATTCTGCATAGGGATTATTTTTTAACGATTCAACACAAATAATCTTCATATATCACTTTCAGGCCATGTCCGCAATAAGGCAGGATTTTGTTTAGTAGTTCTTTATCCATTATTCTATTAATTTAAATTCAGGAATAATTTCTTATATTTGCCACACGCAAAGAGTTGCGCATATTGTTTTGTAATTGTTGTAGTTGAGTTTAGTACTTACCGAAAAGACCAAAATAAGAAATACAGATACTAAGCTCGTTGGACTACGTATATACGTGTCTGCGAGTTTATTTCTGTAAGGGTATTGGTCTACCTCGGTAAGAATAGATAAAGCAGACACGTTTTTTTTGTGGTGTCTGTTGTAGTGGAGTTGGCAAGGACGTCATCATTTAGGTGGCGTCCATTTTTATGTGATAAATTAACAATCAGGAATGATACTCAAATTTTTATCAATAGGTTTCCCTCTAAATAATATTTCTCTATTCATGATTTTGTTTTTAAATACCGTTTCCTGACTCCTTTGTACTGTGTTCTTTCAATAATCACAGTACGTGATTTTTCATATTGTTTTTCTAGTTCTTTCATTTGTTTCAAAGCTTCTGTCGCCTTCTCCATTTCATGTTTCTGGTTTTCGGAAGAATACCAATTCTGATCTATCGATCCATATTTGTCCATAGCACACACCAATAATTTTTAAATCTATTTTTTACACACTCCGTTGAACACCGTATCATCGATATCCATATCAAGCTGAGACGGGAATGTCTTGATGTAATTGAAGAATTTGAAAAGCTTTACATCATCGGTGCCACACCTGTCAATGATAAGCTTTAAGGTCTGATACAGCATATCCGAATCCTTACCGAAAAACTCCTGAGTTTCTTCGCTGCAATTCCGGACATATCTTTTCAGGTTCCGGCAATGGGAAAGAAGGAGGTTGAACTCGCGTTTAGCCTCGATAAAGCAACTTTCAATTATATCCACCAAGACGAAAGATAAGTTGCTTAGTATGTTTGCCTGGCTTTTACTTGTTTTCATATTTTCTTTGCTTTTCCCATTCTATCCTTTTCAAATAAAACTCCTGCTTTGAATGATTCTTTATCATTCCAAAATCGGCAGCCAATTTGTTGTGATGTACAATTCCGACAATTCCAGCTACATGGAGCATCAACAAAACGCTTTGCAAACTTTTCTATTTTTCTCTCATATCGTTTCATTTTTCATTTTTTATGAGTTGGTGTTTTTTCAAGAATTTTATTACTTTTTTCTCGGCATTTTTCATATTCAGTGCCTGAATATAGAGAGCATTCGGATTGTATGTTGCTCTTGCGTTCTTGACTGGCCTCCCATTAATGTCTACCATGGCTTGCCTGCGGTCTATCTGAACAGGTTTCAAAACAAGCGTCTTAAAGTCAAATTCGTATAGTGTCATACCCCTCTTGAGGTTTATACTTCCGACTTTTTTGTATTCTTGTTTGACAGGAGCGACTATCTCATAGTCGGTTTTTAGTTTCTGTGGTTCTTCTTGTACGATTTTCATTTTTTCGGTAAATTTTCTTGATCATCCTATTGAGACAGGCGTTTTCGCGTTCCAACTCCTTTATTTCCGCTCGTAGAGCATTGACGGTTTTGTTGTATCGTTCTCTCTCAAAACACGCAGGAGTATTTTCAGAACGACAGGTGCAGTGCTCGATACCCATTGCCGCCGTACCAATACAACCGGGTATAAGCACTTTTTCACCATTCTCTGTGTACGTGTAATGGCATTTCATTTTCTCAACGCTTTTTTAGCGATATATTCAATTTTGAATCTTTCAAAATCCACATCTAATTTCCCAGAGGTTCGCTTTTCCATTTCTGCAACCAACGGACGGTTATTCATTTCAGGACACGCGGTTTGCACACGCTCGTTTGCGTAAGATTCAATCCATCCATAAATTACATTACCGTCTATCCGGTCATAGATTTTTCCATACTTACCTCGCTTTGCGTTGTTGAAACATAGCTTAAAGTCCTCAATGTTGAAGTAATAGAAATCTTCAATTATAAGTTGGATGGTTTGTACGAGCTGCTCCTGTCCCATACTTTTCCCAACGTTGAAGAACTTTATCAGGTCGGTAAGAATAATTACAAGAATCGCCTGTAACGGTTGCTCTCCATATTCTTTCCGGAATACGGACAACGCCGGCGTTATACTTTTCAGTGCATCATCAACCGTCCGAGGGCGAAGTGCCGCGTAATACTGCTTCGGCAAGGTTTTCAAGATTATCAAGCTCTGCTCTCTTGTTTGCGGCATCATTCCCGGAGGAATTGCCGGTAGGTTTGGAGAAGCCGACCTGATCGCTTGGAGGTAGTTTTCTGTTTCCATAATCAAAAATTAATTCATCATTCCATGCCTTTTGATTCAGAAATGTTTCCGGATTTTTCCTGTACTTCTTATCAGGCTGACATTGCTTGTATTGTGGGATATAACTCATAGCTAATTCCCGCTCTGTGTCGGAAAGTTTTAGCCATTTTTTGATGAGTGAATCCTTTTTGCCTACCTTTTTGTCGTACAGTTCCCAAAAATCTTCAAAAGAATAGTTCGGCTCTTTTTCTTTTTTGGCGGAACTTTTTTCTTTTTCTTCTTGGTGGATTTTAGGATAATTATCATAAAACTGATTTCCTAAATCGTCACACACTTCCTCCGATGGGGGACTATAGGGGGTATTATATTCCCTATCCATTTCCCCTTCCCTTTCCCGTGGCGGGTACTCGGTGTGTACCCGTTGGGTCCCCGTTGGGTGTTCGTAATTGTCTATTTCTTTGGAGCTTATTTCCTCTGGTATGATGAAATTCGGGTATCTGGCATCAAATTTTTGATGGCTACGGAATGTGCGGATAATGTAATAACTTTCGCTCTTATACGTAATAGGTATTAACATCCGGGCATTCACTAAGGCATCAATCCATTTTTGTACCTCTGAAACTCGCAAATCTTCATCATACGGGAATATAGTCGATTTAAGGAGTGCCGGGTTTCCCCTTATCACTCCCATGTCATCAGCTTGATTCCACATTCCAATATAGAACAATCGGCACGCCCTTGGTAGTCTGGCTATCTTTTCATCTTCCCAAAATGATGGTTTGATTGTTCTTATTCTTGCCATATTTATTTTTTGTATTCAGAATCTTTTACAATCGGGCTTCCCCAATTATCTTCTAGTTCGCATATATTTTCATCCGGTACTGCATCCACTTTTACAATCCGGGTGAATACATATAGTTTCCCACAAAGTGGGCATGCGTATGTTTTACAACCTCCATAACATTCTGCATTTATTTCTGGTATGCTTGAATCAAATAAATTATTACATCTTATACACTTCATGTTTTTTTATTTTGATTTAACTTTAGTAGATTTTCTACTTCCCCGATGGCTTTGAAAATCTGATAAACGAGTTGAGGTACCATGGAATTACCATAAGCTTTTATGGATTCTGCTCTCACCCAAGATGCTGTCCGTTCACATTCTTCGACAATCTTCTTAGTCGCCAATGCAATTTCATATGACAACTCTGGCATAATGTTTCCAAATTGCTGGGCGAATTGTTCTTTATATTTCTGTCCAAATGGTGAACTTGCAAATGTTCCGTACTTCCGCAAATAGCACAATACCCTTCCCGATGTTTCCTCGCTAAATTGTGATAAGCCGTTCTGTTCTTGTTCATATCGTCTATTCTCCGATGTGCGCTGCAAGACTTCGAGCAATAAATTCGGTTCTGGAATCTCGAATAATCCTCCAATCTGTTCCCGAACCTTCTTCTTTTGAAAGGCTTCCCACACACGGGGCAAGTCTTCTCTTCTAATATATTCTTTGATGGCATCATAAACTTCTGTTTTTATATATCGCACCACATTATTGGAAATCCCATCATATCTGAAACGAACAGGGGATTGAGATGGAAAGTTTTCCCAGCATGATGAGCAATTAAATGATTCAATTGTGAATCCCTGGTTTTCCCGTCGTTGCGGTCTTTGGGCGTCCCTGGCTTCCAGTAACTCTTTATCGGTGTTGGCAGTAACTTCAAATTCATGAATTCCGTTTTCTCCTTGTTGCATACCTTCAGGCCTTGCGTTTGAACAGTTGGCAATAAACCAGATTCTGTCCCTTCTATGCGGCGCACCGACGGCACAAGCCGGTATAATAATCGGCTGGACGGAATAACCGATACTTTCGAGGTCGTTGCAGATTCTGTCAACAATAAATTGCTGACGCATTTCCGTCTCCAGGTAACTTTCTCCTTCGAGATCCGTGTAACTTCCCACTTTAATTTCATCACCGGGGAGTACCATGCTTGTGATTCCAGCAACGTTTTCACCAATAAACCAATTGGGTCGGATTTCGTCAACTCCCCTAAGCACTTCCGGCCAGAGGTAGCGGTCATCTTCCGCTCCTTTTCTTGATCCGGCACAAGAAAAAGGCTGACAGGGGAATCCTGCTGTAAGAATATCGATTTTTCCCCGCCATTCTGAGAAATCTGTTCCGAATATGTTTTCATAATGTTTTATATGAGGATAATAATATTTAAGTACTTGATGGCAGAATGGATCTATTTCACAAGAAAATGCATTCCGCCATCCCATCCACATGGCCGCTAATTCACATGCTCCTATGCCAGTGCAGAAAGAAGCGTGCACATATTCTTTTTGTATCATTATAGTTTATCTATTTCGTTTCGTTGGCACTCGATAAAGTACCGGTACTTGTTAACCGTTTCCATGAGTTTAATGTTTGACTTTTCCAATTCCTGATTTCGGGCTTTGAGTTTTTCGCATTCGTCAAATTTTGCATCATAGGACCTGGAAAGCATGTCGAACTGATGGATACTTACAACTTCATCGGATTCTTTCTTTTTGTCCTGGTATTGGGGTTGTTTTTCTACTTCTTCAGCAATACCGGAGTAGTCTCCTGATAAGGATGTGATAATTAGTGCTATCATGATTTTTTATTTAATTTTTTATACAAAATCCGCCTCTTTTACAAATATCCCGTTGATAAGTTTCCCCTTCCGGTCTTTGATTTCGTTGTATGCATATTCAACACATTCACTGAAATCAATACCCAGTTGTTTTGATATACAGATGAGAGTGACAACCGTATCCCCGATGCTGTCTGTCTGTTTTTCCCTATCGCCTTTGTTTATTGCCCGGGCCAGTTCTCCGAGTTCTTCAACTGTTTTACACATCTGTACTTTTGGATCCTGGGTATGCAGGTTTCTGTCGACAACCCATTGCTCAATTTTTTTAATAGTATTTTCAATCATGTTTTTTTATAATTTACACATTCAATTTTTCTGTCCACGCAGTTTTCATGCGGCACCACCGAAAACGGGCAATCAACCAATCCGAATTTCCACGGTTGGTAGTAGATACATTTCCGGCAGTCGGAATAGTTTGTTGACAGACGGGAAATGATCGGTTTTGGTTGTTTGGGTTTCGGGGTGCGGGGCATATATTTTATTATTAAAAAGGACAGATACTACAAAACAGTTAACTTTGTAGCGGATTTTAGCCCGTACCGCAGCGAGATATGGCAAGGCTCAAAGCGGGCTGGGGAGTAAACCTCCTTTTTGTTTAACTTAAAAAGTAACATCATGGCTAAAATCCAAGTTCGGGTTAGAACCCAAGTACGTACTACTGTAAGAACAACTGTAAGAGTACGGAAATAGTTCTAACCATGGGTGGGTGTTAACGGCATCCACCCTTAACTTTATCTGTCCTTTTATATTCATGCTGATTCTTTATTAAAGAGGAATTTATGCTACTAATCCGTTTTGCCTTGATAGGTTTGAAATAATTGCGTACATTTTATCCAATGCGCCTACACGTTCAGCTACATCAATAAGACTCTCATTTTTCTTTCTGGCGTAGGAACGCAGTGCAATATGATAATTGTAATAAAGGGTTTGGTAAATATGGTCCCACACATTCTTTTGAGGAACATTGAAGTGCATGGAATATTTGTTTACCAAAGCACGGACTTTATCTCTCATGCTTAATTCAGGAACAGCATCAGTAAAAAGAGGGAGTGATAACATGTCTTTCTGCGCTTCTTCCCGAATAGCTAATACCTCATTAACTTTCTGCTCAACGGTTGACAATCTCTTTTCATGTTCTACCATGATCTGACATTGTTTGAGAAGCATTTCAGCCGGGGAAAGATTGCTTTGTTCTGTTCGCTTTTCTATTTCTAATTGTTCCCAACGTAAAACCAATTTAGCCCTTGCTTCGTCATTGAATTTTGTTGCGACATATAAACATTCGGTTTTTGTCAGATAATAGCATGGTCTATCTTGCTTATTAGCATCTTTATACGTGCCCAGCGCAAAATTGCGCCCGGCTATTTTTAACCAAGATTCTTCCATGTTTCGAATTGAACGCATGACATCTTTGTGTTCTCTTTCGGTAATCTGTGCAATTTCTAACGATGACATTCTACCATCGTTAGAAGTAATAATCAATTCTTCCATATTTGTGTGGTTTACTTATTTTTCAAACGAATCAAGATAAAGCTGCGCCATGCAAGCTCCGTGATAATCAAGGCTTGCCTTATGCGTTTTGTGGAACTCAGCAAACTTTCTGAAGTTGCCGGAACTGAGAATAAAGTAATACGCCTGATTCTTGCAGTTCTTTTCGATCTCTAATTTTTGTCTTACTTGGATTAGTTGTTGTTGCAACTCTTTTACTTCGGAAAGTAATTTACCCTCGTTTCGTCGGGGTGGACGTGCTGTAATGGTACTATGATTCACATTACTTACAGATTCACTTCGCTTTGCCATACGTTGATGAATTATAAGTTAATAAAAATAAGAAAGTCGCCGACTTCCTGTTCTTTTGGCAAAGCGAACATAACACTTACAAAGAAGGCTATGCAACTCAGGACTTCGACGACTTATAATTTACTTATGGATATAAGTCACGATATGGTATAAAAAATACCTTCATTTGTAATTTGTGGTGCTCGCTTTGCCAATTGAGCACCACAAATATACGGCTATTATCCATAATTGCAAAATTTAATGTAAGATTTTATTTCCTGTCTTCATCGGGCTGAATATTCAGAAATCCCAGGCTTCCATCATCATTATTTTCCATTATCCAAAATAATCGTTATATAAATCTTCAAATTTTTTTCCGATGTATTCTGCATCATCAGATGTACCGCAGCAAAGCCGAGAGCCGGTGTACGCGTACGTATGCGCGTAGCTCGCATCGCAGTAACGAAAACCGGAGGAACGCCAAACAAAATACGGATAATATTTATACTGGCTTGAATTGGAGTAATCTGCTTTCCAATCGTTGTTCATTTTATTTGCAGCTTTGAAGATTGTTTTCAATTTCATGAATGCGATTTCCGACTTTCCGAGTCCACAGTCCATTAAATGCTGTTCGTCAATCGGCTTTTCTCCTATGATTTCACAAGCATCATAGTATGTCTTTACTGCGTCTTGAAAGTTTTTCAGAAATGTTGTCTTCCCGAAGTTCGATTCAAGTACTTCTTTGAAGTTTTCGGATGCTTCAAAGTAGAGTTTCTTTGCTTGTTCTTCCGTTATCTCTAATGTCTTCTTCATGTTTTTTCTTTTAAAGAATGAGTAAATATTCACGATATAGTTTTTTGAATTGTTCTGCGGCGTATTCGGCTAATTCTCTATTCTTAAAGCAAAGCCGAGAGCCGGTGCTCGCGCGCGTACGCGCGTAGCACGTATCGAGGTAACGAAAACCGGAGGAACGCTGGTATTCTCCTTTTTCAACGTAAAACCAGTTGTAATACTTACATTCATCCCAATTTGACCAATCTGGTTCCCAACCTTCATTCAATGCTCTGATAATAATTGTAAGCTTGTAGAATGCGATAATTGATTTCCTATCTTTCTCCGGAAGCATATCTACAACCGGCAGGTCGTTAGGGTTAAGTCTGAGATGCTTGCAAGCATCCTCGAAGGATTTAATTTTGTCTGTGATTTTTTCCATGATATTATAGTTTTAGTGTTATTGTTGTGGTTTTAAATTGTCCGGTATGCGTTCTTTGTCGTCCGGTATGTAGGGGATCACTTCTACAAACTTCGTATCTTCGATTTTTACTATCTCATAGGGTATTACAAATGTTGACAGTGATTTTTCGAGGTTATCCAATGCCCGGTTGATGTTTGATGCGGCAACTAGATAATGAATTGAGGATTCTTTCTCTTTGCCGAAGTTATCGCTATCGGTTATTTTAACTGTTGCTTTGTAGAGTCGGTCATCGTTTTCGTCATTTGATTCAATGTATTCTGTTATTTTTGACCGTTTCAGGGATTGAATGAGGTAATCCCCCTGAACTATTTCGGATAACTGCCTGCAACTCCTTTCTTCTGTTTCCGAAAAGCTCATTGCATCTATGAGGTATAATTCAGTCACTTTCTTTGCTTTGCCATCCTCATTTACTTTTTCGTATTTTACTGTGGATTCAAAATAGGTTGCTGTCATAATTTTAATGTTTCAATTTTTCAAGTTTCTTAACCAGTATCCCCGCCTTCCTTTGTCTTTCCCTCCCTTTTACATCCGAAAAAGAAACCGGGCTATCTTGTATCTCTTTGAGATGCCTGATTAGTCCGGCTTTATCCTTAAATAGAAAGGAAAGGATTTGAGCAGAAAGGGTAGATGGGATTTTCATGGAAAACTAAATTGTGATTGATGATCATGTTTGTGGTGGCATTCCCGGCACCTGATTGTAATGTTATTTACATCCCAGGCTAATTCCGATTGGCCTCTTTTTTGACATTCACTTACTGGAATATCGTGTGAACAATCAAGTGGAATACCTGCAGCCTCATTTCTATGACATTCCTCACAGAAAAGATAACCATATTTTTCAATCATCTGGGCTATCTTCTTTTCTTTGGCTGCTCTAATCCGGCGGTCTATGACCGATTTAAGAACATATTCGCCGGAGCTGGTCATGTATGAGTTCATCAAAAATTAATAAGGTTCTTTTCAAATTCTTCAACTGAAATGTTTTTGAGGAAGTATTTAAATAATACGTCCTTTACACGTTCGTATAGGTTTTGAAATTCGTCTTCGTCCATTTTATCGAAAGCAATAGACTTCGGAACTTCAATCCACTCTTTCCGGGCAATCGAGTATATCGGCTCACACCATCCGGCTGCCATTTCTACCGTTTTTCTGAATAGTTCGATGCTGTGCTTGAAATGCTCTACCGCTATCTCATTCTGATATTCCCAGGCAAGGTTAATGAGTCCGAAATATTTTCGGTGAAAGGAAAGGTTTCGAGGCCGCTTGATAGTGGCCTCGTAAACCTCTCCGATTTTCAACTTTTTCTTTTCCTCGAAATCTTCATCGAAGAGTGGTTTCAGACCAACGGAAGTGTTAAGGAGTTTGATTTTCATGGTTAGAATGGCAGACTGTCGTCATCGTCTGCCTGTGACGGGGAATTATTTACTTCGGATTGTCTTTCTGTTTGCTGGTTCTGCTTTTCTCCGGAAGAACAGAACACGAGTTTATCAGCCCAGATGGTTATGTCCGGGATGGCTTCACCTGTGTTTTTACTGACATAAGCAGAAAAGTAGGGATTGCCACGTACCCAAACCTTTTTCCCTTTTGTAAGGTATGCGGTCAACTTACCTTCGCTGTCGTATTTCATTACCCGGAGCCATGTTGTCTTGTCTTTCCCGTCTGATGTTTTTTCTGTTACACCGATTGAAAATGAGGTGTATGACTTGCCGCCTATTGTTTTCTGCTCGGCATCCTTGCCGATGTTACCTATAGCTTGTAGTTCTATCATTTTATTTGATTTAATAGGGTTGAAATGTATTCTCTGCACTCAATTACTTTATTTTTGGCAAGTACAATGTCTTCATTACTACGCTCAATGTCAAATACTTTTATTTTTAAGTTGTTTGAAACATCTGTATACGTCATATCTGCTAAGAACTTGTTGTATATGTCAATATCAAGTTCTTCAAAACCGTTGTCATAACAGTATCTTCGAGCTTCTCTTTCAATAAGATGTTGAGGAGTATCCGACAATACATATACAAGTTTCGCATGATGCCTATCTGTTAAGCTCATATATCCTTGTAATTGCCAATAATAGTCCAATGTGGGAATTTCTTCTTCAAGTATGGGGAATGATTCCCAAGACCAACTATTTTTAGCATCTATGACCAAATCAATATTAGGCGGTATTATGTCCGGCTCTCCGGTAAAGTAGTCATTTTCGAACTGTTTGTCATTCTTTATCAAAAATCCTAACCCGAGTTGATCGCCGATAAAGTCGATTGATTCATCTTCAACAATATGCCCTTTGTCCGTATATTTGCTACGAAACTCATAACGTCGGCAGTATAGTTGTTCTTTTAGCCATGTCTTGCAATAAGACATGGCAGTTTTGGTTAGCGGATTTCCCTTTCCAGTGCCGATTATTTTCCCTATTTGCGAACATCTGATTTTAAATTCCTTCATTGGTCAAAGCTTGCTCTACATCTTTAGTAATTGTCCATTTGGTCCGTAACTGACTGATTGTATATCCGTTTTGCAGCGCAGATTTACATTTATCGAAATTCACTTTATCCTCTATTTTCAAAACCGGATTTTGTGGAACCAGCTGACGGATACGAAGACATTCAACTTCTTCTCCGGCAAGTTTTGTCGCGGACGCATATACAGTTATTTTTTTCCCTGCCCATTCTTCAATGTAAGGGGTATTGTATATTTTCTGAATCATTTTTGAATTGGTACGGTTTAGGATCATCGGCTTTACTTTTTCTTTGAAGTAAGCTACTGTACATTCTTCTTTTTTGCCTCCAGTACTTGTTACTACTTCCCGGACGATCCGGTCAATAGTTAATGTCATGTCCTTCCCGTTATCCAAAGAATATACCCCTAGATAATCAGGATTTACCAGTCTTTTCCAATGGGTAAGATGCTGCTCTTGTGTTTTTTGATTATTTTCCATACTTTTGTTTTGTTGTTTGAAATGTGACGGGTAAGAGGAATCGAACCTCTTTCTAAGTACTCCAGTACAACCCGTTGCTGGCTTAATGCGCCTTTGACACGCGACTTTCGCCACTACCGGAGTATTGCCCGGTAGTTCACCAGCCCGCAGCGACAAACTGCGTGTTTTTTATTGTCTGTCAACATGTCAAAGAGCTTGGAGTTTTTTGTAAGGCCGTCACGTCATCAAACTAAACGGCCTTACTTTTGAGCCTACTATCCGGTTCGAACGGATGACCTTCGGAGTACAAAACCGATGCTCTACCAACTGAGCTAAGTAGGCGGGTTGCCCGTCTTCCCGGGCTGCCAGTTATTTTTTTCTTTTTGTCTTCCTCTTTTAATTCAACCTCTGATTCCAAATCGTCTTTGATTGCCTTCACGGCTTCAATTGTTTCTTTTGCCCGGCGGATGATGTCTTTTTGCTCCAACATCTGATTGATTGTTGTCGTGTAGTTGACTTCCTTTTCTCCCAATTTTTTACAAAGTTCCTCGTATCGGATTTCGGCTTCCGTCATTTGTCTTTCTGCGTCATCGCTCGCGGATTCTAAAGAACGTTTAACATCTCTTTCCCTCAGATCGAATAATCTGTCGATAAAATTAGCTCCGGATAAAATTGCTTTCAGTTTTTTCATGATTCCACTTTTAAGGTTAAAAATTTATGTTCGCCTATTAGGTCTATAGAATGTGTTTTTTTATTCGATTCTGTCATGGAGAATGTCCCAGAAAAATAAGCTTGTGGAAATCCTCTTAGTTCCCCATACATTCCTACATTATTATCTTCAAGCATATCATCGTACCAATTCCAAAATCCTCCATCTATATCTATTCTATAATAATCAAAACCTTGGGATACAATAACAGCCGCTCTCCCACAATATATGTCCATGGATCCATGTGGATTTCGATATTTAGAATGTACAAACTCTTCTTTTGGTTTAATTATTACTTTGTCTCCTACTTTGTATTTCATTTTTGTTAAAATTTAAATTCTGAGGTCGGTGCGGGATTCGAACCCGCGTACCCAGTTTTGCGGACTGGCTCCTGACCACTCGGACAACCGACCCTTTGCCGGAGCAACCTATATATATGGCCACAGTTACAATTGGCTGCCCCGGACTGATTAATTGTTGTTTATAATAGCACTCTGAGCCTTTACAAGTTCCTTATATCTCGATAATTCCTGTTTCAGTGTCTCACATTCCTGAAAGTATCTGTTCCAGGATGTATTTGCAGCATCGAGCTGCTTTTTTAAGTTTTCAATTTCTTTATCCTTTTTGTCACTTACATTTACATTTGCATTGTCGTTCATAACTTTTCCCTTTTAAAATTTTGCCTTTCGTGCTATCTCCCGACAGGACTAGGGCTACAATGTACTTTATATGTCACTTAAAAAAGGTCCGGTGTGAATGGAGATATTGTGGTGTAAAGAAAAGAATGTCACCGGACCAAAGAACTCACGGCTTTACAGTGTCGCATCTGCCCCTTACTTCCACCCGGGGCGGTGTTAGGTTTACTTTGTTTAAGCCGGACCAAACCTTGCTAAATTCCTCCGCCATTACGTATCTTTATCCCAGCTCCGATTGTTCCGATATGGTTCTGTCTGTTTCTTCTCCGGCCACATCGCCCACCCCAAAATACCGGACATTATTGCGAAAGGAAGACTATGGTACTGCCCTCCGTAAATACTGCATCCTAATATTCCAAGGGCAAGAAGAAAGGCTAATATTGAAAAAGTTCTCATAGTTTATCAATTATTCTATATGCTTCAATTACTTCACGGGTTTTTACCCGCCATTTCTGATTCCCATTTCCCTTATCAGGATTAATCAACTTCATTTTGATTGCTTGCTCCAGTTTTTTCCGACTGCCCAAATGCCTAATTGCTTCATTCCGGCTCATATATTCCCCGTAAGTTTCGGCAACGGCTTCCTTGACAACGCTCTTGGTGAAATCAATAAATTCAGCCATCGACATTTCGATACGATCGGTATTTCGGAGGATCAGGTTCATAATTATTTTAATCTTATTACATTTATCCCGTCTATAACACCCGCACTCGTTGCTTTATAAGAATATCCATCCCGATTAAGAAACCTTACTATTTTTCTTACGTGCATCTCTGTATATTCCCGGAATGGGACAAAAAGACACATTCCAGCCTGCATATCTAAAATCTGGCTTTTTAAAGTTTTTGGTTTATTAATTGCTATTTCATCCATTTTTATTATGTTTGTATATTATTTATTTTTTATGCTCATGGATTAGTGTTTTCATCTAATCACAAGGCAAAGATATGGTGATATTTTATTAATTCAAAACATATAGTGCTAAAAAATGTTTAATAAGATTGAATCTTTACAAAAATCACTTGATAATCAAGGAAAATATCTTCAAACGTTGTGCAAGAAAATAGATGATCTTATTTCTGAAAATAATATTCCTGGACAAAAAAAGGTTGGTTAACATGAGTAAAAAAGAAACAAATTTTAGTGAAGAACGTATAACTAATACTGATGAAAAAGTATTAATATTAATAAAAGATATTATGAGTGACTTCACCGAAGTTGTAAAAATGCTAACTGATACAATGAACGCGCAGTTAAGTATTATTAAGGATCAAGAAAAAAATAGTGCTGAAAGTACTCGCCTAAATAATCAGGCAATAAATCGACAATTAGATATAATAAATGATCAAAATGGATTTCTCAAAAAAATATTCGATCACATGGAAGGTGGAGATGATAAGAAAATATCTAAGGTTATAGAGTTTTGCCATCAGAGAAAACAAAATTGAAAAAAGTCGTGTGCTAATTTAAAATTATAATACATGGATTTTAAAGATCAAATTAAAATACTTGGAGAGCGTGCATCCAAGTTAAAAGAAAGTATTGCAACAGAAGAAGCCACAAAAACAGCTATTATACTTCCATTCATACAATCTCTTGGATATGATATTTTCGATCCAACAGAAGTGATACCAGAATGTGTTTGTGATATAGGAACAAAGAAAGGTGAAAAAATTGATTATACAATTTGTAAAGATGGAGATCCAATTATATTAATCGAATGCAAACACTGGAAGCAAGATTTAAATTTACATAGTGGGCAGCTTCTAAGGTACTATCATGTATCTAAAGCTAAATTTGGTATACTCACAAACGGCATAATTTATAAGTTCTATGCTGACCTAGTAGAGCCAAATAAAATGGATGACAAACCATTTTTTGAGATTAACATAGAAGACTTAAAAGAGGTTCAAGTTGAAAAGTTAAAAGAATTTCATAAAAGTTACTTTGATATTGAATCTATTCTAAATACTGCAAGTGAGTTAAAATATACTACAGAATTAAGAAATCTAATCGTTAAAGAAATAGCTGATCCTTCTGATGAATTTGTAAAATACTTTGCAAAACAAGTATATCCGTCAATGCTCACGAAACCAATTGTTGAACAATTTAGAGATATGTTAAGAAGAGCTTTTCAACAGTATAACAGTGATTACATAAGCGACAAACTTAAATCGGTAATAAAATCACAAACTGATGAAATTAAATCTCAAGATCAGGAACAACAAATACAAGAAGAAAGCCGAGAAGATTTAATTGTAACTACAGAAGAAGAATTGCAAGGATTCTATATTGTAAAATCAATTTTACATGGGATTGTTGATTTAAATAGAGTTATATATAGAGATACCATCTCTTATTTTGGCATATTACTAGATGATAACAATAGAAAACCTATCTGTCGTTTACATTTTAATCGATCGAATAAATATCTTGAAGTATTTGATGAAAATAAAAAAGGAACAAAATACCTAATTACGTCTCTTGAAGAGTTATATAATTATTCAAAAGAAATTATTGAAAGTGCAAAAAACTATTTGAATGACTAATACTTAAATATAAGCCAAAAATCAGGCAAAATGACCGAAAAAGAAAATATAACAATAGAATCAGGTACCGGATTAGACGGGAATGTTGGTCCGGTTGAAAACCAGTAGAAATTTCTATCAAAAATAATCTAACAAATTGATTTTCAACCATAGAAATAAGGACACAAATTAGTACTTAAAATCCTGTGGCCATTGCGGCCGTGCGGGTTCAATTCCCGCCTCGAGTAC